AGTTCTACCGTTTGGTAATTTGGGCTTACAAATCCAGTTACCTTATCTATTTTAGTAAGATTTTGTCCGGCATAAGTAACCGCCGATGCCGAACTATCGACCGTTGATTCATGCGTAATACCAACAACCAATATTCTATTGGAATTGCTTGCAACAGTCATGTTTGCTGCAAATGACGAAACCGACCCGGCGGCGGAAGAACCACTGGTAAACGTAGTATCGTACCCAATTACAGTAAAGAGAGGGGTAGATGTTATGCTCGGTGTTATGCTTGGCGTAATTGATGGTGTTCTACTTGGTGTTGGTGTCATCGTGGGTGTTGGTGTTACTGGAATATCTGTAGGCTGCCACGATGCGGCTACTAGTACTGGTTCAGTATTTGCTGTAAAAGTCGTTGATATTGATCTATTACTTTCTGCAGCCATTCCGGAATTACCAGCACCGGTGTAATTTAAGAATGATTCTATAATACTATCATACTGCTCAGTTAATCCACTCCACGTTGCCGTTGTTCCAGACGCAGCACTCTGTGCGGCACCAATTGTAATACCATTACTGGGAATATTCAATAAAAGTGATGGATCTGTCGTAGCGTCAGAACCAGAGGAGTATGCAGTTGTTGACGTAAGACCGGCAATTCGATATACTCCAATTGCACATCGTATCATTGTATCTGCAAATGTTACAACTATATCTCCGGTTGTTCCTGTTGGAACGTTGGCAATAGCAAGTGCTACAACATTTGTATTTGTAGCAGTAGCAGCTCTTTGTATAGTTATATCTGCAGATACACCACCGATGGTGACACTACTAAGTGTAGTCGTAGCACCAGTTTTTCGAGAGTGAATAGCAACTACAATATAACGATCACTTTCCACCGTACCCAAATTTTGTGAACTAAAGGTATAGGTAGAGTTGTCGGTAATATCTTCAGCTGCTTGTAAATATTGAAATGAACCTTCCTGTAGTGCTCCTATGTCCCATGTAGCACCGCGAGTATTTTCTTCGGCATCAACATCAAATGGATAATAGGTATCTGCTCGTAAATCAACACCTTTGCCAACTGCAACGGTGTCCGAATTGCTCAAATGAAAATCAAAACTACCCTTATTTACAAAAGTCGGTTCCAAATTTCTATAAGAAACATCCGGAGATGATGCATCCGCAGTAATGTTATTGGCGGTTTCTGCTACTTCATATGCAATGTTATAATTTTGCCCGCTGCCGGAGATAATGTTGTTCTTAAGTCGTATACAATTAGCAGTACTGCCCTGCTCATTTGGTCCCAAAATTCCTGTATTCGGGCCAACTATGGTGTTGTTATATATAATCCAATCACCATTATTTCCAAACACGCGGCGATGGATGGCCAATCCGTAGATTGACCTACCAGATACAATACAATTTACAAAATGAAATGTTTTTGTTGCATCATATACGTTGGCATAAAAATGATAACTGTTCGGCGTACCAGTGGCAACCTTATGAAAAACAACAGAGTAATGTTTGGATCTAAAATTTGATGCGGTTTGTAGAAAACATCCCTTATACGTATTAGTCGTATTGGATATAAACTGCACTCCCTCATATATTTCATGAGCAAGGCCGGAATTCCATATATAACCACTACTGCCAAGTGTTCCAGAGATTCTGTACTTGGTGGTATCATATTTACCGGCATGTCTATTGGCAGGAGCTACATAAATCCATATATATCGTGTCGCATCGGTTGTGAATGCTGGTACTGTATAATCACTTCCGGAGGTATCATCTCCACCTTCACACACAAATTTTAAAATAACGTCTGCACTTACTAAATCCGCATAAGTTCCGGCACCACCATTATACTCCGCATTTAATGCAGCACGAATACCTGCATATGCTGCATTAGCTCCACTGGTCGCATTGGTAGTACCATCACCCCCAGATGATGCTGTATTAACATAACGAATAAACAGTAACCACTTTTAATTCTGCACCATCTGCTTCGGTAACAAAAAAGTTTAAGATATCATTTGTTGATAGAATGGTTGTCCACCCAGACAATGTGGTATCTAAATATTTGGTATCGTTACTCATGGACAGAGGAGTGCCAACAATGGAAACCGGCGATGAGCTTAATGGTTCGTATGTGTCATGGGTTTGTTTACGAATGTCTACATTTACACTTCCAGAACCACTGGTATACAATCCAACATTAGACAATACAACATTTGTTGGCATTCGAACGGAACCTTTGAATCCCGTTGTTATTGGATAATTCCCCCCATTAACGACAAACGATACTGTTGCAATACCCGGAGTATATGACGATGTTTCAGCATATGATGCAGATCCAAATGCAATCGTTGATGTGGGAGAAAGAAAGATAGGTTCGGACAACGTTTCCAGATTAACGTTGTTATTGTTAATATCATAGAATTCAGTTTTAAATATCAATGAAGAGCTACCATAGGTATCTACTGGAACTATAATATTCACTTCGTCGGAATTAAAACCAAACTCTTCTGCTGTTTTTAATTTTATATTACTATAAGTAAAATATCCATTATTCATCAAGAATCGTAGATACGCATATCCGTTTTGTTTAACAATGAAGTTTACTTCTCGGTTTTCAAATAAAGATATTGTTCTACCAGTAAAAGAAATTGAGTCAATTAATTGTCCTAGAGGAGTTTCATTAATTGATCGAGCCGAACCACTTCCATACAAATATACGCCTAATGCACCATCGTTGACATACGATTGTCCATTATACTCCTTTGTATACATAACATCATACGAAAGTGTGTATTCACTACCGGTGAAGAATAATAATGGTTCCTGCGTTCCAAAAAAATAACTTCCCGACAATGCTGGGTCAACAATATTAAAAGTTACTCCATCTAACAATCGGGGAGTACTTCCCGTAATCATTTCAACTAAAGAAGTTGTTGAACCACTAAAATATGAAGTACTTCCAGATAGATCTGCAAACCACACATTATCAACAAACGATGCAGTTGTAAAAATTCCGGTGTCAATCACCCCACCACTAATAAAGAAATTCTGCGGTGTGGGTTTCGTATCGGCCAATAAATAATAGTCACCTTGTGCTTTGGGTTCCTTAGCAAACGTTTTTATTCTGGCAACTTCACCAGACAAAGTATTTAAATTAATAATTCGAAGATCAGCAAATACGTTGGATTGACCCGAAACGGTGTTGATAACATCTCGCTCATATTCTATTCTAAAATTACTTTGGGATGTTGATGTAGTACACACTTTATACATGTTGGCGGATTGAGTCACCACACTCTGTGTAACATTTGAAATACCATCTTCAAGAATTGACACTTGAAAAATTTTATTATTCTGATCTATAATATTGGTGTTGGTAAATGCACGAGTGGTATTTAAAATTTTATCTATGGGAAGTTGTACCGAACATGTTTGTTCCACATAAACAAACGAATCAACACTATTGACAATAGATTGTGTAGTGGTTAATTTTGTAATGGTTCCAATAATAGTTCCACCCAACATATCTCTATTGAAAAAAGATTCGGTTGGATATAACACATATCCCGTTTGACGAGAGTTGACAAACTGAGGCTGTATGGGTATTTGAATTGCAGATTGAGAAATTATCTCTCGGGAAACAATTTGTTTGTCTCCCACCCGCTCAGTTACAAATATCTCGGGGTGTGTTTTGAATCGTATTATGGAATTGTTTTTTCTGCTTGGTTCTATGTTCACCGGAACAGCCCACCGAACATTAAATTTACCGGCCCAAGCAGCTGGAATGGGTTGGCCGGATGCTAAAGTTTGTGCAATTCCTAAAATATACAATATACCCGGACCTGCCGGTGTGTTCTCATATACCTCCACGGATATAAGCCGACCACCGCCCTCGGAGTAATTGGTGATGGGGTTTAAAAATACCGGATTTCCAGAAGCGTCTATGAGTTCCAGTAGAATTTCTGACCGGGGGGCAAGAAAAGACGTACCGGTGATAAGAAATCCATTCTTACCACTATAAAAATACCTGTCAAACTGTGAAAGGGAAAAGTATTCTGAGTAGGATTTAGTATCAGTTATATAAACTGGTACGTCTTTTAAGTTTAGCTTGGTAACAACTTTTCGTATACGGGACATAGCATATCACAATGAAGTGTTAATATGCTATAAATATTACACTTAGACATATTGAATGAAAGAATAGCCATCTTCTTTCTTGAGTTCAATTATGTAATCCACCATATCCCGAACGGTGTCCAGATGGCTGATAATTATCACGAAATCAAACTGTGTTTTCAGTATTGTAAATAAATTACTCATACTAGTCAGGTTATCTGCATCCAAAGTACCCATTCCTTCATCTAATATAAGGAAGTTTGGTTTTGGTAAATTGGACGCTTTCATTAATGCCACCCGTATTGCCAGTGAAGTAATAAACCGCTCCATTCCAGAGCTATTCTCCAGCGGCCAGAGACGTTCGTAGTCGTATACTATCTTACCGTTGATGTTTTTATCATCAACGGTCAAACTCACAGTGAAATCAACTACTTGAGTTAAAATATTATTTATTTCAGATTCTATAGATGGAATGATCTTGGTCATCAATTCATATGGAACACCGTCCCTACCAACGGCATCCATATAATATTTGTATCCTTCGTACTCCAATTCCAACTCCTCGGCCTCACTTAGTTTTCGTAAAAACTCTTCTTTCTTAGTTTTGCATACTTCTATGGCTGCATAAATTTCTCGGAGTTTCTTGTCCAAATCCGATATGGTGAGAACAATATTATCTTTGTTATTTTTGTAGTCTTGTATTTCAACATCTATACTTTCGTTGTGTACTATTGCATTTTCTTGTATTCTATATTTAGTAATCTTTGATTCCGATTCAATAATAGCTTTTTCATAAGAAGTTATTGAAACCAACTTCTGCTGTAGTTCCAACTCCAATTTCAACTTACTAGTCGACAGTCGCTCAGATTCCGTTTTAACCAGAACAGATTCTTTATAAACTGACAGTAATTCTTCTTCCTTAGACAGTTGTTCAAATAATACCTTTTGCTCTTCTTCTAAATTTTGTACCGCAGTTTTATGTTGTAACATTTCTTCTTTTTCTCGTAGTGCAGACTTAAAGAAAATGTTATTGACACAATATGTACAATTTTCATCATACTCGTGTGTATCAAGCCAACTGACTCGCTCTAGAATAGTATTGTATAACGTCTGTTCTTTAGTTATTTTTTGAGACAACTTAGATAAGTTCTTATTGATTTTTGTAATACGCTCCGATGCGTTCGAAACATCTGTTTCCGAATAAATTGAAGGTGGTAACTTATTCAATTTGTTTTCTATTGTGACGATATTTCCTTGTAATTCTGCGATCTGCTTATTTATACTATCAATTTTTTCACCAAATTCTTTTACTTTACTTTCCTCACTTTCTAAATCAATTACATCTCCATCAATGGGCAATTTTTTATGATACAGATCATTAATAAGTTTGTCCAAGTTTTGCAACTTTTCGGTTTCAATATTTCTCTGGTCTTCTAATATCTGTTTATTTGTAATATAGTTGTCCAAATCAATTTGAACATCAGCTAAACTTTGCGTAAAGTCATCACCCTTAAATTTACGAAGGGCACCTTGAACTTCCTTTGATAAATCATTTGCACGAGTTTGTAATTTGTCAAAAATGGTTAATCCCATAAACTGATTTAACAAATCTTTTCGTTCTGAATGAGATTTGTCAATAAATAACGAGTTTGAGGTTTGCCCACTCAGAGCGGTTAATATAAAATCTTCATACGACCCTATTAACGAACGTATATTTGCATTCGTATCTGAACGTTCTGCACCGTTTAAAGAAGTAAATGAACCATCTGCGTTTATTAAAAGAAAATCCACTACAACCTTTACTGCACCGTTTTTCTTCCGTGTCCCACGGCGGCGAATAACATAATGCGAACCATTAATTTCAAATATTAACTGTACGTCAAAATCTGATTTACGATTGTTCATGATATCACTTCCCTTAAACGCACGGGGAGTCTTATCAAACAATGCGAAAATCAACGCATCCATTGAAGATGATTTTCCGCTGGCGTTTGGGGCGAAAATTCCATACGTTCCACTCATGGAATCAAATCGTATTACATTATCTTCTCCATACGAAAAAATATTTGAAAATCGTAATTCCAGTGGTTTCCAATGTACTCCACGAGACTGATCTTCGTGATGAATTTCACCATTTAACTTTTTATTAATATCTAATATTTTTTTAGCAAGTTTATTACTTATCTGTTTTCCATACGCCGTTTTAAGCCACGAATCAATTAATGAATTTTGTATATCTACATTAGTTAAATCACCGAAATCTAATAAATCTACTCGTTGTTTTTTATTTACCTGAACGTAACGAGTTCTATTTACACTCAGTTCAATAACATTGTATTTTTTTCTAATTGAGCTGACCATCTTTTTAATAAGCGATTCGTCTGCATCACCGGTAAACAAACGTAAGCGAACGTTATTTGGCAGTGAATTTGGGAATGACAAGCGACCATCAATTGCTTCTAATGTATAGTAACCGTATTGATTGGGTAACTCTTTAAATTGATGAGTTGCTGTGGCTATATCCCACAAACACCAGCCGTGGCCAGTCAAACTTTCACCGTGATTCTGCTGAATTAACGACGATGAATATACCACAACCGGTCGTAATTTTTCCTCGTCTCGTTCTTGCAATATTTGATATTTATGTATATCCCCCAACATGACAATATCATATCCAGTAAACATATCAACATATACATGTCGATCAGTTATGGTATAATTTCCGTCCGTTAACGCTCCATACACGGGTCCGTGATACAAGGCAACTTTAGTTTTGGTTGTACATTGATCTACAAGAGGCCACAGGCTCTTGTCATCCAACACAGAATGTACAGCAAAATCAACATCTGCTATTTGATAAATTCCACTGCGCTTAAGATAGTGTAAGTTAGGATTCTGTAAGTTGTCTATGATGGGCGTAAGTGCATCTAATCTATGAACGTTTGCCAAATTTAAATCATGATTACCAGCAATTACTATTGTTGGTGCAATGTTGGCAAGTGAACTGAGAAATTCAGATGCCAACTGTAGCATTTCTGGTGACATGTCAGTTTTGGCATGCACAACGTCACCCGCCACGACAATAATACCATCATTAAGTAAATTTTTATGACGCAACTGATTATATAGTGTATTGAAACTGTCTCTATATTCTTCGTGCCGCTTAAATAATCGTATGTGAATATCAGAGATGTGCGCCACTGTTTTTAGGTTTTCAAACGGAACTGTTATTTTAAATTTAACTGTCATATAATTTTTGAAGTATTGTTTCTTTAAAACTTGGTTCATGAGCCGAAACAATCTGTTTCCAGATTTTATCAAAGCCCATTTCATTAGCATCTTTATCAGATGGTGCTACATTTTTTACTTCCAACCCATATGATCGTAACATACTACATAAATCATAAGCATCTTCTTGGGCATCTTTATCTAAACACACATAAATCATAGGAGGTCGTTGTACAAGTAACGTTTCAAGTAACGTATGTCCAATAAACTTTCCCAACAACGGTATAGCATTTCGACGAATAGTAATTGCATCAAAAACACCCTCAACTAATACAATGGGTAGCTTCCAATTTATCATATTTTCAAATACAATTATATTTTTACTAATGGGAGGATTTTTGTATTTAAACGAACTATCCGGATAAAAACTACGGGACACAAAATAATTTAACTGATGCGTTTTATCATAGGAAGGAATTATCAATCTGTCTGCATATGGGCCAGATTCACAATAACCTATTCTATGTTTTAAAATATCATTAACATTAAATCCTCGTGATAATAAATACGACAACGCATGACGATACTTGTATGTTTGTTGTGGCTTCCACAGGGGCATATATTCGGTTGGTAAGGAAATTACCTGTGGAACATCGGGCTCACTTTTATAATACTTTCGGTATTCTGGATCAATCTCTCGTATTTTCTGAATATCATTTATCGGAGCATTTATAGCATGCAACAACGATGTCAGTCTTCGGCCTGCCCGATGACAGACCCAACACTTCCACACTCCAAATTTTGTTCCGAGATTAACCGAGAGTTTCTTTTTTCTGTGTAGGCAAAACGGGCAATGAAATAGATGTTCTCCTTTTGCCGTTTTCAAAGAAATTCCCAATAACCGTTCTAAAATAACCAATGCATCTGTCATGAAGTTTCCGAAATGGAATTTACTCCTGTGTGTATTAACTTAAAAAAATCTTCAAATTTCAATGCAATATATTGCTCTGAATGATTCCGTTTAAATACAACTGCTGGAAATGTGTGATCTTTGCAGTTTTCTTCTGCTTGCTGCAATGCACTCCAGATATTAAGTGATTCTTGATTTTTAGCCTCAATAGACAATGGTAACAGCCGTCTGGCATGTGGGCTCAAATGAATGTCTACTCCCGATTCTCCCATAATTGCAACCTTAACATCATCTGGTTCTAATTCTGGAAACTTCTGTAGTATTTGTTCACGAATCAATTGTTGAAGACGGCGACCTTTTGACTTTGCCGAACGTGGTTTCATACATAACTCCCGATGGTATTAAATATACGAACTCTCCCGCAGACTGTCAAGAGCCTACAGGAGAGTTTATTCCAAATTATAAATTTATAATCCGTTCCAATAACGACGAATAACGCCGGGTGCTGCTTCGTTTAATTTTACAAATTGATCGTTATATCGATCAAAAATATGTACTATTTTACCACGATAACTACGAAGATTTACTCGTGACAAAAAGTCTTGGTAACGATTAAATGCGGGAGCAAGCCACGTACCTTTTGTCTGATCGTCTTCTTGTGACAATTCAATGGTTTTTTGGCCAACAGGACGAGCCGTAAATTGACGTTGAACAGAATCGGGTTGATTATTACCCTGTCCACGTGCTTCACCATCAAAATAATTAACGGTTAATTTACCCTCCGATTGCTGACGAGCATCAGTTACGTTTTTGGCATTACTTTGTGTGTATAAATCAAGGAGTGTCATATCCTAAGTCTCCAAAAGAGTCCTATATAAATAGTATTATATGAGGTTTACGTATCAAATTTAATTACTATTGTTTGTTCAGTAAACTGTGAACGTGGGATTGGATTTGCTATTTTGCCTATCGCAAGTAAATTATACTGTTGATCGTAGAGTCCCACGGTCGTTACATATGGAGTCAAACTTCCTGTATCAAACATATCATATACTAACGAACCAGTGCTGCTTCCACTCGTAACATGTTTCTGTGCAGTTGGGTTTAATGTAAAATTAAAATCCGCCGGTGTCATCTTACAATATGCAGTGTGTTGATAAATGATGGTTGTTGATTTAAACGTTACTCGTGAAGTGTTGGATGTATTAAAATATACACCACTGGTTGTAATTCCCGGAGTTCCTGTTCCAGTATCTTTCTTGATGACAGCCAATCCCTGTGTATAATTAATACTTCCTAATATGGTATTCGGAGAGCTACTTAAATATAAATTTCCATAACGATCATCAACAATTGAATCGTTAAGACCTACTAAGGAATACTGAAATGAGCCGGGATAAATACCATCTCCAATAGCTTCTGCTGCCATGCTAACCACATATACTGCATCGGAGGGATAGTAGTCATAAATTTGATCTATACTCGCAGACGGCCAATAAACCGTTTGGAGTAACGATTTCCAAATATAATAGGAATATCGTCCAGAATCGTTTATAAAACCCACCGCCCCTTCGTCGGAAGATGGCCAAAGGAGCGGGGGTTCTTCTGCTAGATCTATAGCTACTTGTGGAGGATTGCTTATTGATCCAGAAACTATATCATAAATTTGTGTAGCTTTGGCAACATATGGTTCTACAATATAGTCATCCTTACTTAAAGCTTTAAATGTTATACTCATGTCACCAACAAATCTTTTAAGTTGTTAAGCCAGCAATACTTAGAAATCTAAACGAACACGAATCAGTGCTTCTTTTTCATAAGTCTTTTCAATCGGCTTACTCAACTTACCAACTGCCAACAATTCATTGTTATCATTGTACAAACCAATGGTGGTAACATACACCCTCGGATTGTTCACAAAATCTTCATTATTAATAGTACCGTTTGAAAGATTGTAGAATGATGGGTTGTTGGTATAATTGAATTCTTTATTTCTTAAGCGCACAAAATAATGTGTCGAAGAAATAATTTCCGATGAACGAGCTTGGAAATCGCCAGCCAATTGCATTGAACGAACAAATGCCCAATGATTATATTGTGGATAATACGTACCACTACTGCCGACCAATGATGCAGTATATGGAGCAAATGGAGTATTCCAGACTGGGGCCATGTTTGTCAAACTACTGGAAGTTTCTGTTTTTGCAGTAAATCCAACACTTTCAGAAATTGCTGACGGGTTAAACACCAATATACCCAAATCTGGATAACAAAGTCCATATGTACCAGCATTTGAAGAACTGGTTGCAGCAATAGTACTTCCACTTTCTCCTGTCAATGAGCCAGATACGATATTGAAGACACGACCCGATTTGCCAAACGTAACATTGGCACCAAGAGTCTGTAAACTATCGTCAATAAATGTACTGGTACCACGAGACCCAGACAACACCAATTGCCAATTACCAGCGTCCAAACGGCCACGAGTACGAGAACGTTGTATATTAACTACATAGATATGCTTAGAGGTAAATGTTCCGAATGTAAAATAATCATCTGTTGGGTCAAGAAGTAAATTTTTATACTGTAAATAAGTTACTTTGGTTTCTAGTTTGGCATTGTCATCTTGTGCTAATGTTGAACTACCACCGCCTTCGGCATGACCATATGCAACTGCAAATTGTATTTCTTGATCTGCTCCATCAACATCGTAAATATTTACATAATATTTACTGCTATCGGAGGCCACCTGTGTTGACGAGGTAATAAATCCAACCAAACTTCCTGTGTCACCCGTCCACAATCCAGTGGTTACTTCACTGGGATTTCCCTGTATAATATCGTCGGTATCAAATCGCTTGAAAATCATATGTTAAAACTCCTTAGACCGTAGGACGAGGGTTAACTACAACAGGAACGTTTACTGCAGCGCCGGTCTGATTACCGATTAGTGTAAGTTTGGTGGTGCGTTGTGAACGAACATCTTTTGGACTTAATGTAAACGATGTACCTTGTACGACCACAGAATTAGCACTCATTGTATCTCCGATAAACAACGGTGTAGTAACTGTACCTGTCAATCCGGTGCCGGATAATACAGCGGCGTCCGAATCATATAAAATTGCCGTATAACCAAATCCCGGACCATTAAATCCTTGTGATGTGGTAGGCGTAATACTAAATGGTGTTCCAACACCATAAGTTAGTGTAATACTACTAACTGGAAGACTAATAAACGGAATTTCTTTTGTTCCTCGAGGTAATGTCACCAACTTAAAACGAAGAGATTGCGTCTCGTCTGGAATTGCTTCTAACACCGGCATAGCTTCGATGATAGAACCGTAATAAGCGGTTCCAAGCGGGTGAGAAGTTGTATAAAGAGTATAATCAATTTCGTCGTCGGCCACGGCAAATTGTGTAATATTAAACCCGGTTCGGCCTCGAGCGAGTAGTTCTCTACCCTTCTTAGTTAAAACAGCATCGACTGTTATTGTAGCGTTATTTAGATATCCCATTTTTGGCTCCTTCAAACCATATGTCTAGTATAAATATGTATTATTCTCGTTTTAAGTCACGTTCAAGAATTCATTACCACCAATTGTGTTACTACCCGGTTGAACCGTTAACGTATTACCCTCAGACGAGAAGATTTCTACTGGCGGTTTATTATCGGTAGTCGTTTCTTGAGTCTGTAAACACCCTATAAAATTTCGTCGTTTTGTACCCGTACTATTATCACGGAAAAATCTGTAATGTCTTGCTAGATATTCCTTTGGAACCTTTAAAACACCTTCTAAAATAAATAAATTGAACGTTATTTCTAAATTTTTTGCAGTAGAATCCAAATTATCTAGTGTATAATAAACGAAATTCGGTAAAACTGCATTATCTATCATTCCAGAAACCGGAGGATTCATTCGTATTTCAACATTTTGGGTTCCACTTTCAAAAATGATATCTAAAATAACATTTACTGATTCATCTGGGTCTACTCCAAATGCTCTTCCCGAATCTACATTTCTAGATTCTTCATTACCATACAACCGTAATCTATAATTATCTTCGGTACTAAACAATGTTAAAATAATAAATGCTTTTTCAAGCTTAATAACACCAGTTGTCGATGAGCTTCCCAATAATTCAATATTATCCGTTTTATAAATTTTTCGTAATCCCGTATCGGTTGCAATTCTATCTAACTCAACACATGTTAATTGTACTCTACCAGTTAACAATTCTTCTTGTGTTGGGTCAACATATATAACTCGCTTACGTGTATTATATGCCTTAGTAATATACTGTATTGGTTGCCAATTACGAGTATCATATTGGGGAGGATTGAATGATTGGAATTTAATTATGGTTGAACCGGAAATTTGCTGATCGGTTGTAAAAACAAAATATTTTCCGTTACCACTCAGTGCAGAACCTTGCACAGCAGATCCGCTCCAAAATTCCTGTTCGTATAAACCGACCTGTTGAACAATGTCCCCCTTTGTGTAAAACTCACCCGGCGTCCACTCAGGAATAGTAGTTGGGGGTATTGTCATATACGATGCAGTTATCGGTCGTTTGATATATGAAATTCTATTGTATATTCCTTCTTTTTGATTAAAATATGTGGTAACTCCAATGTCATTTAAATCGGTATTTGGGCCAATTTCATACACAAATGGATATGAACCAGCAAGCTCGTATGGCATTACAGCAGATTGCGTATAGTTGACATTGAGTGGTACATACCAATCAAAATTAGAATATTCATATTCACCATCAACGGACAAATCTAAACTCTGACTTGTTTCAAAAGTGACATATTCTGGCAATATGGTAGTTTCATTATCAATTGCAGTAAGTCCCTCGTAGTATGTAAATTCAGCCGGGACATCAGACTGATCGAATGCAGTGATATCCGCTTCATACAAAGAGTATTCCAAATCTATTTCAGTTCGTGACGACTCAGTTACACGACCTTCAAATGTTGAATATTCACTGAATGCTGATTGTAATTCTACACCAATCTCACCAAAGAAGTTTGTTAAATCACCGGTTAGACCAATATCAGTTTTTGTATCAATAGTTTCTGCTTCCAATCCATAAATTGAATCATGAGTACCAGCATTACTATTTCTTGTCCCCGTACCATCAATGCGCAGCGGTTGATTTATTGTTTGTTTAGACCGTTCTAACACGGATGGTTCTATTATAATACCACGGGCCAACACCGCCTTCGCGGGAATAAATTCTATTAAATACTCAAATATACTATTAGTAAAACTATCAAAGAATCGTATAAATTCACCGGGATTATAACCCTTGAAATACTGATTTGCAAAGATATTTTGAATAGTATATAACGATGTGTATTTATTTTTGAATTTGTCTCCCGGGTATCCAATGTAATCGTCCAAATCAAAATAACCAAACGCACGATAAACCATTTGATTAATTACGTCAGTTGGAGACATAAAAATGCCAACCACATTTGAACCAACCGTTTCGTCGCGTTTATCGGTAATTGGAACTATACTCATTTTGTGTGATAACAATGTATAGTCTGAACCTGTCACCGGTGGCTCTGCAATTCGTACCTTATTTGAAACGTACGATAAACTTCCACCAACAATTCCACGATAACGAGAAACTCTGGTTATTATATTCGTTTGATATGGATATGTTGCCACATTTGCAAATCCATATGTTTGAAATACAGATAAGTTAGTACGAAGAATGTCAAATGGTTTACTAATACCATCCACGTTAAAATATGGTGTTTCGTTAGTTACCAAACCGAATGAACCGGCAACGTTTTCTGGTTTATTAAACGACAACATCACATACAAATAGTTGTACGCATCAGAGATTTCATTTCCGGTATGACTTCCGGCATTATATGCATGTTCTTCTTTGGTTTCTTCATCTAACGTAATACCCCAAATTCTAAATTCATCCACCATTCCACTGAAGGTATTGGTGGATATAGAACCACTTCCTCCAAGATAGATGTTCGTTGGGGTATCAAATGTTGTAAATGAACCAGTTGAAATGCTATTATATGACGATACCAAAACGCGAGTTCCATCAGTTTGACGTACATCCAATTCAATTTTTGGTGTACCACTCAAATCTTTTTGTAATACCACATTATAAAAAGTACCATCAGTAAATGTGTCATATGACGAAGATAAGAGTGTGGTACTTGCACCATCTTGTACTTCTAATCTTGAATAAGTTTCTATTGTTGGATGGGGAACCAGTTGAAGTTTCCACGAATCTTCCGCATTTAACAAGGTAGTTAAATTGTTATCGGTGGTACTAAATCTAAATTCTATTGCATAGTTATCTCGTACCGATGCTGTCCACGGTACAATAATATATGCACCATCATTAAAATTCAACGCATATGTACTTTCATCTGAGTAGAACACAGATGATGTTACGGGGCGAGCAGTTTCTCGTATCGGTAATTGATGTGCGGAAATACCGAACGAATGGAAAATAGAACGAACTGCTGATCTTGTTCCTTTCATCTTTGTTAGGAACACATAGCTATGTAAAATTCGCTTCCAAATTTCCGATGTAAATGCCCGACCTGCCAACGAACTATTTTCACCAAATAGATATCTACTTAATGTATCTAGTGCAGATTTATTTGGTAATTCAGTACCAAATGAATATGCCACCTGCCATATTAAATCTTCGGATAGCTCTCTATCGACATTTGGAGTACGGCTGTAGATATATTTAGCCGCATCAACGTATGGTTTAATATTGTCAAAATAATGACCAATCATGTCAATAAAATCCCAAAATTCAATATTCTCATCATTGTCAAGAATATGACCCGGTAAATTACTCGTCAAATAATTTTGATTAGCTCCATCAAATCGTTCTGCAATAGCACTCTGTGAAGTATACCAGTCTATACCAGTTACACTGTATGGCGATACGGGAACTCCGCCAGATTTTGGCCATGTTCCGTCCACATTGTATTCGGTGCCCGCCCACGTAGTTGATGCAGAATATGGAACTCCAGTTTCGAAATACAGATGCGTTTCATAAGGATCAAAAGATCGTATTATATTTTCTATCTCCAACGAATATTTCTGCGATGTTTGGAGGGATGCCGAGATATCAGCACTATATGATTGTGATTGATAATGTTCTATCTGTTTTAATTTTTCCACAAATACGGCAAGTCGTTTTTCTGCTGAGCCATACATTACAAAGTTAGCATAATCAGAAAAGTCTATATTTAACTCACTGGATTTCCAATCGTCGGTATACCATCTTCGCATTACGTCATCTTTATAATTCCACAATGCGGTAGGCGCTGATCCAGTTAAATTACCAGTAATATTAAGATTTAATTTATCCCATGTGATATTTCGTAAATTTTTTCCTGACAGATTTGCAAAACGAATGTTGGTATTTCGTGGACGAAGATAGGGTGTAGTATCAATTAGTGGTGCGGGGAGTAAATTAACTCTATCCAAGACAGACGATGCAACCTCTCGTGAAATCCATAGTTCCGAATTAATATCAAATTGTGGAATTAATGGATCCAGAAGTTTCAATTTGACATGGGTTGGCTTTGATTGGTAGAATTCTTTTGCAACCAACAACTGTTGAATATCGTCTCCAAAATTCAACAACATCTTCATTTCAATGTCGGTGTCAAATGCGGTTGTAATCTTGTCCCGTACCAACGCTTCGGCTAATAACTTCAATGTCTGTGTAAGATTATATTGAATCGGTGTCAATTCAATAGAACTTCCAACTTGTATTTCTAATGGTTCAATCGCAAGGATGGGTTCTACTATATTAACTACCACTGACAAGTTTGTAGATGACGGTATCGGATCTACAACATATACATCAATTGGTAAGTTAAGAGTATAAGCAACTATCTGATTCACCATATATTAACTCAGTAGTATTTGTCCAGAATCCAACGAAAACATTTTTATACGAATTGGATTGTTATACACATCCGGAGATAACAATTTAATTGTATCTTTATTAATTCCATATTCAACCGTTTGAACTTCTTGTGGCTGTACAATGAAATTAAAATTTTTCAGTGAACCAAACTCAGTATAGATATCAAAATAATCAGCTGCTAACAATGTAACCTGTATAGGAACATTTAACGTTTTATTATAAAATGTTAGTGTTTTTTTAACATTAATTGGATCACCGACATTACTATTAATTTTGATGGGTAATAAACCATCTCCAGTAATAGTCATTGCATCTGTCATTTTTATAATACTTCCTCGTGAATCTATAGTAGATTGTCCCGTTTTACTATTAATCTCATTGAGATTTGGAATAGTATCATTAGCAATGTAAATTTTTGTTCGGCCTGCGGGGTCATTAGAACCGGGAACAGTTGGTTCTGTAACTATTTTAATAAGTTGGCCGAGTACAACACCATCATCATATGAAACCGTGGTCATTGTTGTATGAGAAACTGTTATTACTCTAAATGTTCCTTTAACATTTTTACTTTTCCACACCACTGTAATAGTAGTTTCTCCAATATTTGGTCCAAATGTAACTGAGTTAGTTAATCCAACCGTGGCTCCGAGTGTCGCAACCGTGGAATTTGTAATGCTCCATTGAATATCATCTACTATTGGGTTAACTTCAGTTCCCGAATCATTATATGCTATTAACCCCATGTTAACCAATTCGTTAACATATCCCGCAAATGTTGCGGCTCCGCCGGGAATTGTAGGATCAATTGGTGTTATTTTATTTTGATACTTCAATGCTAATGACGCCATTTACAATTCTCTTAAAACAAAAGTTGTTTACCATCACCGGCATAGGTTCCGCCAGTTGGTCCGGACGTTGGTAATGCTTTAAAGTAAGCTCTTACTTCATCCAAATTACCATTGGCGTATACCATGAAATCCGGATAAATATATGTTCCCGTACCAACTCCAAACGAATTTACAGTTGTCGCGTAATCAAATTCATACCCGCTGGCAGGAACGCAACTAATTGAAATTGCAGAGCCCCACGGAACGGTTGTACTAAAAGTCGTTCCTTTTCCGTTAATAGTTCCTCTACCACCAAATACTCCAAGAGTTATAGTTTGTGGTGGAAGTGGTGTCGGTGACGGCGATGGCGATGCCGGCGGTGGTGGCGGTGCGCTACATCCGGCTGTTGCAGTTCCAACATTAGTTCTGTATGTACTTAAAATGTTGTATGCACAAATCGTCTGTGGATTGGATGCTGAACTATTGAAACTGACATCACTGGTAACTACGGCACCATTACAATTGGTGTAAGTAATAGTTGGTGGTGGATAAACTTCAATACTCGCCTGATCAAACCAAATTCTATATGTCCAGCACGTAAGTGGTGTTGCAGGTTTAGATGGTGATGGGTACGGCGTTGGTGTTGGTGATGGGAATACCGGACCTGTAGTTTTACATATAACATCACATCCACCATTTATCGGATCATTAGTCCAATAACAAATTTCAAACGAACCATCTGCTAATTGTAATGAACTTTCTACGCTGCCAGACTCAGGACATGGTGCAATATATCGTGATGGCGTTGGTGGCGGTGTTGGCATTGGAGCATATGGCGATGGACTGATAGATGGGAATGGTGTCGGTGATGGACTTACTATTACCGGTACAATACGTTCTTCGAACCTAGAATTTGTCACAACACGAACTACACCAGTATCAACCTTAACCGGCGTTGGTGCCGCCGGCTTTGTTGAACTAGAAACGTACCCCTGCGCAATTTTTTCCGAGTCGGTAAGTCCAGATACCAAATTGGTTACATCTCTCCAATCATAATAATATGTAGTTTCATTCATTCTGTCTTCTGACACTTCTACATAATAAACATCATATACCACACCATTTCTCGTTTCACGGGTGGGATATGGTTGTATCGGTGTAGTATATGGACCTCTCCAAAATCTCTGGCTATAAGTCTTATTAACTTCAACCTTCTCCCACCACAGCGGTGCTGGTGGGTCAGCATAGACTCCAACCAACACCCGTGCGGAACCAACGCCAGCACTTGAAACGGTAATTTCAGCGTTTCCCGGTCCAACTCCAGTTGCGATTCCGGTTAACTGACCCACAGAAACAACTCCCGCATTTGATGATTGATATGCAATAACCTTGTTCATTGCAACATTCTGTGTCTGCTGAGTGAGATTCTTTTCCATCACTTGCGCTGTAATAGCCGAAGTTTGACCAACCTTAAGAGTCAGACTGGGTGTAGAAGTTAGCTGCAGTTCATACACAATCACATCGGTTGTTGGATCAATTGGATCTCCTTGTCCTTCAAATTCAAATGATATATTAAATGAGTTAGAGCCCTTTGGTAACGAATCAAAAAATGTTCGGTCTGCCGTAATCATAACATTCTGTTTTTGATTTGGTGCCAATTGAATAAACGTGGGGGATACCGTAATTCCCTGTGGGGCTTTAATTTTGAGCTTAACTTCGTTTACATCTGTATTTTGAACCGAGTATACACGACTCAAACTCGATCCAAATCCCACGGTGTGTGTAATAGATATTGGATCAAGGAGGGGTGAGAATATAATTTTATCTAATGTAAATGCCATAATTAACTTAACCTCACTCGAGCATCAAAATGCCCCGCTTGTATAAACTTGGTTACTTCTTCATTGATAGCTGTCACTATAAATAGTTCCAAATCCGCTTGTTGAATTCTAGTATAACGTTCTGGATACATTGTACTTGCATCTACCAATTGCTTAATCGTATTTTTATAAATTTTATCTAATAGGCCGGGTATCAGCGACATCAACTTATCATATTGATTAATGTAGTCCAATCGAATTCCCGCCGTGGTGGTACTCGTTGCCGCATCCACATCGTCTACAGTTAAACTTTCTGCGGCGGTGGCAGTTTGATCAAGAACATTTTGGGAATTAAATAACTGCTCTATAATTCCCTGCGCCAACCGTTTATTTACAGAAGGTGGTACAAACTCTGCCAATTGTAATAATTGTTGGGGAGTTGGAGAATCACCGAAAGTTACAACAATTTCTTTTCTGGACGGAGATATTGTACTAATTCGTAACTTTTCTTCACTGGAACCTACCATGTCTGAGAAGAAATTTATAGTTAAATCATATATTCCGGGTTTAACATCCTGAAAATATTTTCTGACAATTTCGGTCATTTCCAATACAATTTTTTGTGCAAAATCTACATGCTCATTTGTATACACTCTTGCTGAAATCGTTCCGTCCGTAAGAGGTACAATTGCTGATGCAATTAATATATTTGACGCAATTTCATATAGATGTAATTCAACATTATCAAATCTAGTATATGCAAAATATGCCGCATCTTCTTCTAGAATTATCGGGTCAGTTAAATTCGTAGCGAATCGTAATACACCATCTCTACGAGCAATTGAATTAATGTCTTGTTTATAATTTATTTGGTTTGCCATTATTCAACATATTCTCCAATAAATTCATCATCTAACTCCGTTGCCAATACATCCAATTCTCTAAACGTGGTATCTATGGTTTGCAAAAATACTTCTCTGTTTGCTATGGGAGTTTGTACTGTAATTTCATAGTGCTGTGAAGCGGTTACAGGAGCAAAAATAGTATCAACATATACCTGTGCAATATATTTGAAATCTACTGAAACTTCTCTCTCAAATTCTGTACCGACTAAGATACTTTGTGATGTTTGTAATTCCGTTATTAATCTCGGGTCTATTAATGCCGGATTAACTCTGAAATTGAGTGTATCATTAAAAAAAGTATTACTGGTAACGTATAACGTTTGTATGTAATTTGATGACATAATTATTTCACTCTAAATTCACCAACATCAACATATTCAATTTCAACCCCATAATCAATTTTCAAGCGAACTCCATACTCACGATTTCTGTACAAATATGTCGTATCTAATATAAAATAAGATCCATTAGCATCACACGCCAATCTATCATATTCATCCGCAGGATACACCGCCATATCAGCAGATAGGTCTTTTATTTCAAAATAGGTATTTTGAGGTAGTGCATATTTTGCTTTATATCTTGGAGAAGTATCAAATACTTTAGATGGATATTTATCACGAACCAAGAAACGAATTATATCCTTTTCTCCCTTTTCATAATGCGTCTTCAACGTTGTTGTAGAAATCTGTGCTGAAGATGAGGTTAACAGTCGCAGTGAACCAGTAACATACGTTTCGTTGTCTTGTAATATTTCAACCACCGGTTGAAATATAGTATGCGTCTGTTTACTAAAAAACTTGCAGTTTGCCTTGTCAGTTATGCCGTTTTCCGTAGTATCGTCCAATCGTAACAAAAGTCCATAATTGGGAATTGTCGACGATGACATTTCTGCTACGATATCCGTTATATCAATTGCCAAATCTGTTAATGGTTGGGTATTAATTTGTATAGATGCACTCGGTGTGTTTAAATATGCCGATCCCGTTTGTGCCCATCCTAACACAGATGATGCAGAATACCAACTTGCCCCATCCCGAACATTAATTGGTTCTTGATAAAAATAAGATGTACCTTCATCCCACGATTGACTCAACGGATAGACATATAAAATTTGTGTACTGTCTAAATTTTCTGCTCGAGCAAAATGTAATCGCAATTTTGCTATTGAACCCGAGGGTACGTCAGAAAAATTAAAATGAATTAATCCACGAACGGGGTAATAATCACCATCACTTTCAAGTTTTCCTACTTCTAAAATTTCATCATATCCAGCATTGTTGTATGGATATGCTCTATAAATTGAAGTGTCTTTTGTTGGGAAAATAAAAGTTCTCATACATCAATCTCAATTATTGCGTAGCGTGACCTATAATATCACGTTCAGGATAACGAATTTCAAATACACATGGATCTAAACTTGGGTAAACGATTCCATCAATCGTTGCCTCATCAATGTCATAACGATAGTTTTGATAATCCAATCCATCTTTAAATTTATAACGATTAAATATTTTCAAATTTTTAACTGACTGTACGCCCTCAACTGCCGCAATTTGTAACACAATGTCGTTCAAAATAATGGGTTGTTGAATTTGCCAATAATCAATGTTAAAATACTGATCAATTGCATCAATACATCTAGCCAGCACGTCTCGCATGATGAAATTTTTAAATACTAAAATTTCAAATTCAACACCGATATTAACAACAAACGCATCCAATATGTTTATTTCATCCGTTAATACCCGGTATTGATCCAAGTACAATGCTAAATTTTCCTTGACAGCCGTATTCAATGTGGTCAATTTTTTATTACTGTTGTATCCCAACACATACAAATTAACAGCATTAGGACGAACCGGATCATTTACATACGACACGTTATTATATGGGTTTTGATCTGTATTTTCTGTACGAGTACTAACATCAGAAGTGATAACTTTATTAATCTGATCATCTTTGATGGCAAATGCTTTGGCCACCGACCCATACTTTGCGGGCATACCCAATGTTCTGGTAACATAATCTCTATATGTCACCACACGATTTTGAGCATTAAACCAACCCAATGAATTTTGGCGAATTTCTTCTACCGATGGTGCTGCTGCTCCGCCAGTTGCCGGCATGTCATTATTTACTGCAACCGATTGTATTGCAGTATTTAGAATAGAACGTTGTGCCGCAGACATATCGGTAGTATCATTTAAAACGTTTATAGATGCAACATATACAATAGAGTTGGATGGAACATTAGATTCTACACCGCCGCCTATTGCATAGGTAATGGTAAGTGTAGTATTGGCGGGAGCAACACCAAACGCATCCGATTCCAAAAAGTTAATGTCATTTAGAGACGTATTTGCTAAATTAGTAGAATACCAACGATTTGCAATGTGACGAGGATCAATATTTGTCAGTTCTGATGATACTGTTCCTGTTCCCGAGCCAAACATCAATTGAAAATTCCCAGTATCACTTATTCTTGTAACAAATCGCCGTGGAGCAGTTTTTAATTGGGCTCTATATAGTGGAGGAACACCCGGCTCAGAAGTATATATTGTTGGAGTTGTATCGTCAAAAACAAAATCTTGAGCTAGAAAATCCACTTCGTGCCACGGATTACCTTCGGAATCAACAACGCTGATAACGGAAATTACATTTGAGTCACCCAACGTAACAGTTAAAAACTTTTCAGCATCAGTTACGGACACTTGAACAGTTTTGATTACACTGGAAACTAATCGCATTTTTTTTGATACTAAGAAAAATGTTGGTTCCTGTGTTATTCCATCTCTGGCATATACAGTAACTTCTCTATCCGCAGGATCTGCAAAATCAATCACATCTATATTTCTAAATAATACCTGTGGAGTTGTTGCACTATAAAATGTTCCATTTACATCAACGTGTAAAAGATAATCATCGTCGGGTTCTAATCCTGCGGTAGCCGGTACAATTTGAAATAAAGTGGCATCACAAACAGATGGAGATGTTAATCGTGGTTTAAATCCCAAAGACTGTGCAATTGAAATTATATTGTTTCGTTCTTCTGCGTATGCCAAAAGATTTTCTTTAAATGTATTGTCAATATAAAATGACAATACATCACCAACGTACGATGCCATTTCAATGAACATCATGCCGGGCGATGCTTCGTTAAAATCGGTGTAAGTATTTGGATAATACCCTTTTGACAATCCAATAAGAGATTGTCTAAAGTCTAAAAAGTTTTTATTCAAATATTTTACTTCTTTTAGAACCGGAGCCGATTTTTTGTTAATTTTTTGTAATGCCATATAGTTCTCAGAAAGTTAAGACTATCTCATCCATCATATTTGGGGCGTTTCGCAGACGATATTTGGCATATAGTTGGATGTTGTTTGTGTTTATGTTTGATACTACTTCATCAATTGACACTTCCACCATTTCCAAAAAAGGCATCCACTTAGACACCGCATCAATAACCGACAGTCTTGCTAATTCAAGCGTTTCTGCTGTTTTTTGTTCAAACAAAAAGTTGTGTATTTTACACCCAAACTCTGGCTGATGCACCCGTTCACCTATTCTAGTCAAAATTAGGTTAATAAAATTGCTTTTAATCTGTTCAAGAGTAGTATAACCCTGTTGAAAATATCCAACAGATCCCCGTTCAATTGGAAGTAATATTCCCAGTGCGGCCATTAGACTCTATATACCCCCTTTACATCCGGTCGTATTTGGTTCAACTTTGTCATCAAATCACTATAATCCCGTGTGATGGCACGAACAACTTCTTCGGCTGGCTTGATTCCAGATGAAGTTTCTGATTGTGGAGTTATTAGATTCTGTGTAGAAACTCGCACTGTATCTTTTTCTTTACCAAAATTTCCACCCAACATTTCAGCAATCATTTGCTTGGAAACTCGGGACGGAGAAGCAGGCGGATCGGTTATAGTAGCTTTAGATTTATTAGCTTCAGCCAACAACACCTTAACACGATTATCAATCGCCTTCTTAACTTCCGATAGTAAATCAGGCATAATAGCTTCTATTTCTTCGTTAACAACCTGTCGTATTATACCCTTTAATTGAACCATTTTCGACTTATCCATAGTAAACTCTCCTCTATCTAATATAATTAGATATCTTTCAATAACTTAAGCGATTTTTAGGCATTACAAGGAACTTCTATTGGTTTAACTTCCGACCGGGCCACCACAACAGACGGAGGAACAGAAGATGATACGTTTGTTGATGGTTGGGAACCCTCCACCGTTCCGGGTGGCTGTTCAGCGACCACCACTTTTGGCTGAGAAGAATCCTGTAAATATTTGTACAGACTATCAGTACGATTGTGTAATGCCCGTTTCCAAGTTGGAGTAACCTTCGTAAGTGTATCTATGTATTTGTGTCTTTCATCTAAATATCTACGAGGATTTCCACCCGAAGCCTGTAATATTTTATTTGCTCCACCCACACCATGATTTACAGCAGCATCGGTCAAAAATAAATCCATCGGCCACGGTACTCTGTCGGCTCCAACCGCTTTATAATAGTTATTATAAAATATTTCTGCGGCATCATTCTTTGTTACCTGTCGAACATCCAATTTATCTTGCCACCATTTAGCGGCAACGCCATGATACGTTCCTATCAATTGTGCTCCGGGGGTTCTTCCATTACAATCCTGCTGTTGGATTCCCAGTTGATTAAGTACATTTTGTGAACAATACCAATTTCCAATATCAGTCGGATCTCTTTGTATACCGCCTTCATTGAAACGAATAACGTCAAGTACTCGTCTATATTTTTGATCAGAAACCCAAGAATACACTGAATAAATTGCCATATTAAATTACTCTTCCTCGTCAAAATAAAGTATAGGTGGTATTTTAACAGTTGCTTTGTTATACTCAAAATGAATCGGGTTATAGCCCATATTCCAACGAGGATAATATTCTACACCATCAATTTCAATAGAATTTAATCTATTCCACACTCTCCCATATTGCTTGTATACTTGGTTATTTACATCAATTTCTTCGTTATTAATATCTAAAATTAACATGTCTGCAGCCAACGAATATATAAAATCCAAAGTAGGACCTTCGTGAGCAGAAAATCTGGGAGGCCGTGCTGGATATGGACTAATACCATTTATATAACTTTCCCAACGTAACATCTGCTCTGCCAGAGTTCTAAATCCAGAAACAATTTTCAATGTATATCCTAACTCTACGGAATATGCAGCCAACTGCAAAATGGCCGTCTGAACTTTAGGATGTATACGCTCCAGTTTATTTTCCGGCAAATCAGAAACAATTCCGGGTTGATTGGTGATAAATGACATTATGTTTCCTTTGCTTCATCCATCTTAATTTCATAATCACCACGAGAAACAAAACTATTATTGCTACAAATCTTAGTCAGCGCCTTTTGCCCCTTAATATCCTTCAAAGGATTCATTATGTCCACATAGTTTTTCTGCAATTCAATCAACTTTGCAACCAATGCTGGGTTGAGGGCACCCGGACCCATAGATGTTAATACGTGAGCCGGGGCGTACGTTATATGTGCTTGAATGAATTCCCACAAAAATTGCGCCAATTGATATCCCAATACTAACGGTTCGGCAGAATCCTTCGCAGTGGATGTTCCTATAAAAATACGATTGGCAACTATACAGTGATCTTTTTTAGAATATTCTTCTGTGTGGTCTGCTGTCCAATGTAATCGCATTTTATTTGAATAACTTATAAATTCTCCATTCGTATCAATGGCCACATCACGAATGGTATTTAAATTAATGTTGTAATTCGAAGTCAACGTAATATCTTTTCGTTTTGAATTAATAATGATTCGATCACTATTAACAGCAATTTGATTTCCTACATATCTATCAACTCGCTTATTATTTGAATACGATTTAAAATTTCTTAAATATGCCGCCGAACCATGTGTTGCCAATTTAATAGGAACAGCCTGTTCAGATACCATCCAAATTGATGTATCGTCATCATTGATATCTTCCACAATTAAAGCATTTTTTGATGCAGCAGACGTTACCAACTTTCCCTTTTTACTTTGACCAACTCGTAAAATTAAATTGGGACTTTGTAATATTCTATCATTTACCAACATACTGCTTCCAAAACGAATAGAATTTCCAAATCTACCCTGTAATATAATATCACCGGGGAAGTGTTTTAACTGAAGTAAGTCACGATTTTCAACAAAATCTCTACCTAAATCAACTACCTCTCCTCTAGCATCTACTGTATCGGCGGGTAACATTCCACGGCGAACCGAACTAAATTTATCCGCCCGCATCTTATCCGTTTCTACACTCAACTCTTTATTTAACACCCAAAAACTATTCTGTGTAATTTTACGGGTTATATTTATTTTTCTAGTATAAAACCACTGCCCAAGAATCTGATATACCAAAACCATTTCATTTTTTAATGGATATTCTTGAATATTACTTTCAATCGGGTTTGCCCATGAAAGTTGCGCATCTGTTTTTTGAATGTCACTCTTAAAACGAATCAGTGCCATTCCAACGTTCAGACCAGAAGTACTATACAACGGATGTTCCTCGTTCAAAATTATATCCCGTACAAGTGCTTCCTCATAAACAAATGGAAACTTTGTAGCAGAACCCCCCGTGTGAGTACTAGAAATTGTGGGATGGGAAGTCTTGTTACTTCCCAATCCCATTCTACTTAACCAATCTTGAGGCATAATTTATACTTAACTCGTCAAATTCATCATCAAGTGCCTGTGCTTGCTTTTTAACTTCGGCCACTTCCACATGAAGTTCATTAAGTAATTGCTCTTTTTCCAACTCCGTAAGGATTTCGTTGGAATTACTTAATTTTGTACTTATTGAAACCACCCGTTGTGCTATCTGGGCCATACGAACCAAATGTTCGTCGTTTTTAACATTTACTTCAAAAAAATCGGCAATGACGGGACCTAAGATCACCGCATCCTCCGGGGTCTTGATCATCATTGCCATTTTTTTAATAAACTCGTTGATTTGTTTACGTTTAGATTCAGTATTATTATACACATCTCTAAACATATCAGCCAACGTTTTATCATCAAATATTGTATTTTCAAAGGCCGACATACCAGTTCCTATACATTTTGGGTTATATATTACTTATAAATATCATTTAACCCGTTTCTTTGACTGGTATTCGAAATACATTGTCGGATCGGCTATATGTCCGGTACGTTTAAATTCGGTAAGCTGCTGCATCATAATTCCCCTCATTTTATTAGTTACCTTTGTAATATGAGAGGTTTTATAATTTGTCATTTCCCGTATCATGACATATAATGCCTTTTTATTAAAGTTATCCAAACTATCAACGTGACGCATCAATTCTATTACGGCGTTGGCAATTTCAATATCTCGACGTTTTTTAAAAATTCTAGTCAAATTAAAATCCCAATATTGTATTGCCAATCTAAAAAATTCAGAAAAATCAGAACGAATTTCTTTATCTTCATTATCAACTGTTAACACTTCCTCCAATGAAAATTGCTCATCCTGCTTGTCAGCAAGATAAGCAATTCGCTTTTCTTCTTTCCACGCCGTATTGTTATGAGCTATCAAATAATTTTTAGCAATAACGCTGAAGTATGAAAATGCCTTTCCTTTATTGGCTGTGTATTTGTGTAAGTTAATTACCAAAAAAGAAACCACTTGAGCTTTAACCTCATCAAATGTTCCCTGAATATAGGGAAATTTAAATCTATTGATGACATTTTCTGCTAATTTATCAAGTGGCTTATGAATTTCGTTTTTATACAACAACTCTCGTTCCATTTCATCTTCGAGAGTATTATATAATACAATAGCGTTTTCTGTTTCCTGTGTGAAATACACTTTATTTGAAGAACGTGCTGCTCTCGTTGGAGAGCTATCACCCGCTTTTCGTTTCTTACTGGGTCTTCCCTTTTTCATTACCATAAAAATCCTCATATACCACTTCACGAAGATTTCCAATAGTATTTATTAATTGATGAAAGAGCGAACCAACTTCGTCGTCTTTTTCAAACATTTCCATACTATCTAATTCTCGTGCAGTTCGTAAAATATTTGTTGTATTAATGTAATATGTTGTTAATGCAGTTTCGTACATTTCTACTTTTCGCATTAAGTTATACACTACATAACCTAGTGTTCCAATCAGTATAACAGCAAAACCTAATATGAAATATATCATAGTGAACCAAGTACCTCTCCGTGTTTACCAAATAAAATCATGTATTGACGAACAGACGTACCGTTGGCATCCGTTCGCCCTTCATAATCGTCACTTGTAAACCAGTTAATTACACTACCGGGGCCACCCAAATGTGCGGCGGCTAGAACGCCGGCGGTAGTGACACGAACACCTTTAATTGTTTTATTATTATATCGTTTAATATACGGTTTCAATGTTTTATAATTTGAACTTAAATATTTAACCATCATAGTATCTTGTAAATGTTTGTTTTGTAAAAACTCTGCGGCACTTCTAGAATATCCAAGCGATTTAAGTGTGGGCATACTAAACTGGTACAACCCCAACATTCCAAATCTATTTGTAACAGTATGATTCCCACCGCTCTCTCGGTATCCAATATCCCTCATATATAATTCTAGTGGTGTTAATTTTGATTGTAAAACTTGATATGACTCTACTTCTGTTTTGTTTTTGGTCGCTAGCATCACAAAAATCACCAGCGTATAAAACATTATTAGTTTCAAGTATTTCACAACTACTACTCCTTGTTATGGTTAATATAACATATGTGGGTGTGCTTCAATCATTCCTGCATTAGTAATTCTAATAAAACGCGCCTTACTTTGAAACTGTTCTATATCTTCTGCACCCACATAACTTAATGACGAACGAAGTCCTTCTTCCAAGCTCTTGATCATTTCGGAAACAGGACCGCGTGCGTCAATAATCTTTGTAGCACCTTCTACATAACTAACTGCTCCATTATATCCCAGTTTTTGACTGGCTGAAGCAGCACCCTTATAAATACGTTGCTTTTTGATGTCGGGCCACTTTCCAGTCACTAATTCCATACCCGGAGATTCGTCACATCCAGCAAATAAATTTCCCATCATAACGGTTTCTGCGCCAGCAACAATTGCCTTCGCCACATCACCGGGATAACGAATACCACCATCAGATACTATTGGAATGTCGTATGTATCGGCAGCTTCCGCCACATCCATAACAGATTGTAATTGTGGAACGCCAATACCAGTTCGTATTCGTGTTTCGCAGGCAGAGCCGCCCCCGACACCAACTCGCAATGCATCTGCACCCCAATCAATCAAATCCAACGCCGCTTGGGATGTAGCAATTGTACCAGCAATGATATCAAAACTATATTCATTTCTAAGTTTGATTAATTCACCCATTGCCACTTTAACATTTTCGTGATGCCCATGTGCCACATCCAACATGAGTACATTTGCACCCGACATGAGTAGTGATACTGCTCGTGAAAAATAATCATCTACAGCACCAATTGCCGCGGCAACAACAGGATAGTCTTTACGTAAACTAATTGGATCAAAATGTCTATCCTGTTTTCTATTCGGCCAACGTGACAGTTCATCCTTAATATGTTTCCACACGCTCTCAACCATTCTTGACTGATCGTCAATGGTCATGAATCGGTGGATAACACCAACTCCACCGGCATGCCACATAGCACATGCCATGTCAACTTCACATACATCTGGCATACACGATGCTACATATGGAATTTCAATTTGATATTGTTTAGTAAAACGAGTTTTCAAGCATACGCTGTCTCGTGTTCTTATACTACTGTACTCCGGTAAAATTTGTACGTCATCAAACGTCAAAGTTTCGTTAATAATACGACTCATATTACCTCATCATTTCTTGATATAATCTGTTTTGACTTCGCTGGCGTTCAATGGATTTAAAATGCTTTATGCTCCACGTTTCTTCTGCGGGTAGATATGCCACCGTTTTATGTCCTATGATGGTTTCATGAACATTACCATACCATTTAATATTTGGATCATTTTTATATATACGCGATTGATAATCAGGAAACATTACCCAACCTTGCTCATTTACTTTCCATCCCCACATGCGAATATCGTCGTCTGTCAGTCCATCTACAATATTAATTCTAGGAACAACGATTAAATCAACATTTGTGTTTTGTATAACACTATGAATATTTTTAATTAATTCTGCTGGCGGAATTTCATCGGCGTCCAATTGAAAAATAAAATCTCCTGTACACTTAGAATTTCCAAAATTTTTATGTTCTGCAAAATTACGATTCAAATGATGCTCATAAACTTTAACGTTGGGTTGATTTATATAAGCATTGATAATATTTTTTGTTTCGTTATCATTTGAATAATCATCGATAATAACAATTTCATCACCATCTAATTGTGATGAAAGTAATATTGATGTCATTAAATCTGAAATATATTTTCCTTCGTTATGTGTGGTAATCAAATATGAAATTTTCATTTATCTTCATCCCGTAAAGTAACTACTGTAAACATTATCATCCATAGGCAAACAATTACCAATAAAAATTTTATCATGTACGTTCCTCTATATCATCATCGTATTCAAATGAAAACGTAAATTCCGTATTAAATACGTTATATTCTGTCTGACATATTATGCACTTCCAGTGCTCGTCACCTGCCGGATTGTGGGGATGCTCATCTAGTATCATAACACCGTCACCCCGACCATTGAAGTAACATTGCCAACACTTAGTCATACAGGCCACACATAATCTAAGTTGTCAGTTTCTTTCGGCCAAAATTGACGATAGAAGTCTGGCTTTTTACGAAGTAAATTACTACGATGAGAACGATGAAATTTCTCATCACCAATCCACGATGGTAATTCAAAGCTGTAAATAATGTTGGGGTTGGGAATTAAACTTTTAAATCGTGGTAACAGAGTATCTTTATATCCCCGGCGTATCCATTCTTCACACATGGCAATACCATAATGAATCAATGCCATTTCATATCCACGCCACATTTTAGTTGCTGGATGATTAACCCACCCCCGGCCGTTGGACGTTCCCCGAAGCGTATTAAGAATCTGCCAAGCTTCTACTCGCTGTTTTCCTAAGCGACGATAATCAAGAATCTTGGCAGTCTGAACAAAATCGGGATATGGTAGAAATGTTTGCATATAACCTTTTGTGTAATAGATACAGTGTAAATATACTATACAACTATAACTTTGTCAATACCATTTCCTATCGTGATTTCAAACGTTGCTCATTAAACTGGCGAGCTTCCGGGTCACTTTCCCACAACTCTTTGTTGCTCCAATCAAAATCCGGTTGTAAATAATATGGTAGATAATTTACTGGTGGAGTGGTAGTTAAATTGTGTTTTATTTCCGGTTCAATAAACTCCGTTTGGATAGTACGAGGGGTAGGTGTACTCATATCAACCCACACCTGCGTTTTATCATCGGGAACACTCGTACTCGTGATAACACTTTCTGGTAATGGTCCGGTTGCAACGGGATGTGATATCACATGTAATCCATCACCCTGTCCTCCATCCTCGTCGGTTCGTTTGATTACGTTGTATGCGATTACCAACGCAATTGAAAGGGGATCGAACACCAACACAATCATCAATATAAACCATTTTACCACAGTGTCTAATGGAACGCCAATTGCTTCTGCAATATACCAAAACGTACCTAACTTAGAATTTGTATTAGTCTCTGTTTCTTTAACCAATTTTACCGATTCTAACGAATCCCGTCGAGTAAGTAACCCCACGTTTTCTTTTTCAATATCACGACTTTCTGCCTGTAGTCTGCGAATGTCAACATCTGCTTGACGAACTATGTTCTGCTGTGTTACGAATCCATTTCGTCCAACTAAAGAATCCAATCGGGTTTCTTGTTGTAATCTATACTGTTGTAATTGACGTATTCGTTCATCATTGTTTTTGATTCGTTCTAAATTACTTGTGTAGGTAGATGTTACCGAATTTTGCTGAGTTTCCAATAGTGAAATTTCGCCACGTTGCGATTGAAATCCCAATGCGGCACTTGCATACGCAGCCGACAGGTATCCGTAAATTCCCATTGAAGTGATAACCATTAGTAGTAATGCGCCCACCAACAGATACGAACGAAAGAACAATTTTATCTTTGCCCAATAACGATATAAAAAAGTTACCGCAACGATTTTTCCGGCTTCCAACGAAGCTGCCATAATCATTGTTGAAACTGAGGCGCCGGCAAATAACTTACCAATTCCCCACACCGAGAAAAATGCCGCACATCCGGCAATAAAAGTTGTTGTAACTGTTAGTAAATGTTTAAATGTCAATTTCATATATTTCTCAAAAAAGAGGGAGGCAGTTTTGCCTCCCTCATCGTTTGTTGTTAATCCCAAGTGTAACCGTTAAAAGATCACCCCCTTTTAATGATTACAGTTTGTTTTTTCGGGAAGGAGTAACATACTCATGTATTTCTCCTGATTCAAATTGTTAACAACTATTTAATTTCTACTTTTGTAACACCTGTCTCCTTTTCCATCTTTGGGATGGTAATGGTTAGTAACCCATTATTAAATTCAGCACTAATGTTATCAAGATTGAGAGTATTTCCTACGTGGAACGTTCTACTAAACGATGAACGCTTCAACTCTCTACGAAGATATACAACTTCATCTTCATTTTTTTCCGATACGTCCGTTGATTTGGAGCCTCTAATGGTAAGATATTTCTCACCATGCTCAATATTTACATCAACAGAAATGTCCTTCTTGTCCATACCAGCAATCTCTGCTTCAATAACAATTGATTCTGGATATGACATTACATTAACTTTTGGGTATCCACCATCGATGGTTTCAATTCCCGAAATTTTAAAAATTTCTGGAAATGTTGTTTTAAACATTTCATCAAAAATTCTGTCAAATGAATTAATGTAATTGTCTCTGTTTCTAAGTACCGTAACAGGTGTACCGCTCTTGCGCATTAAATTTGTCATATAAGACCTCCTTTTGTTAAATTTTCAACCCCATCATGGGCGTTGATTTGGAGATTCCCAAGTGGGCAATCTCACACCTATAAATATATTTAATAGTTCGGTTTTAATCGTTTTCCATAAAATTTTCACGTTCGTATTTTTTAATTTTATCATACAATCTAACTACTAATCCCGACAATATCCAAATCGTTACATAACCCCACTCATTCCCATGTTGTTGCGAAATCATTTCGGCTAAAAATGCTATTATAATTGTCCATGCAATCATATATCCAAACATTTAACTCTCGCTTGTAGAATCATCCTCAAGATTAATTCTGCTCTGATCACGTTCCGCACTACAAGCCAAATAATCAGCGGTGTGAATGATGTATGGTAGATTGGTGTGCATTGAATATGGATATGGAACATGCTTTAAATATGCCTTATTTCCATCATCATACATACCATCAGATAGTTTTATAGATAACCATTCTGCTCTAGTTAATTTAACATCAAAATGCTGAAGTAAAAACAATGCTCTGTCCGGAACGTGCATAAATTGTAGGGCATCATTCATTTTAAAAACTTCGCCGCGCCGACGATGCCAATCGGAATCTTGATCCAAATAATATGGCTGGTCTAAGTCTCCCAACTTACCCAAATCGTGATGAAGTGCAGCCATTGTTAATTCTTGTTTGGTAAAATTTAGCACGCCGCCGAGTTCCTTAAACAGTTTCGCAACGCGAAGGGCGGCATCGTATACGCTCAGCACGTGATCGAGATAGCCGCCCGGAAATGCGTTATGAAAGTGAATGCGAGATGAAGCGGGAGCTTCTATAAGCCGTTCTCCCAAAACTTCATACATTTTCAGTAAATTCTCATTACGAGAATCTTCCTGAATCAACTTCATAAACCGTTCATATTGTTCTTTAATTTGTTCTTCCGTAACCATAATCAATCCTATTTTTATACAGTTAAATGATATTTTTTAGAAAGATACTTACTCCATATCTCGAATATAGTAGGAATTGTAGGTTTAGTCAATAGGCGCATACGAGTTTTTTCAAGTGGTGTATCGCCTTTCAAATTGTTACATGTAGAGCATGCACTAACTACATTCAACCACGTATTTGTACCGCCTCGTGCTTGTGGTATGACATGATCAACGGTTAAAAATTCCTGTGGTTTAAATTGGCTCTTAGCACGACCACAATATTGACAAGTGTATTTGTCACGAATAAACAAATTTCTCTTCGTAAGAATCGCAGGACCAACCCGCTCCTTAATAAATTTCTTCAATGCTACTATAATTGGAACGGGCCAACTTGCCCGAACTGAGTGAACCATATACGTAGGATGCTGTTCAACAATGTGTACCTTACCTTCAAAGTACAGTTTCAGAGCACGTTTCGCCGGAATTACATGCATTGGTCTATAGGTGGAATTTAACACCACACATCTAATTGTTTCTAACATAAAAATACTCAACTCATTTTACACTTTTAATTAGTTTTTCTATCGTATGGGTAGTAATTGATTGCTTACATTTCTCTGCCAATTCATACTGTTCGGTTTTAATAAAAAATGCCATTGCATCATTTAAAACTTTATCGTAATCATTATACTTTATAGTTGCAAGCGTATCCAAATTTCCCAAATAAAATAACTTAGCTTCTGTAATATCTTTTTCAATTGCAGTGGAAATTTTATTAAGTAGAAACTTGTGCATTACATCTGGATTATTCAGAAAAAATTTTCTCAAAGATTTTACCATTCTCTGAGGTATCATTAAAATTTTTCCTACATCATTTTCTACGTTTTGGAGGACGCCCTCGACGTCCTTTTGACTTGCTGACGAGTTTTGTAAGCTTTGGGGGCCGTCCACGCTTTCCAGCACTCGACTTCGCAGACTTTGGAGGTCGTCCACGCTTTCTACTTCCGCCTGTAACTTTATTTCTTTTTCCGGAAACTGATTTTGTGTCACTTCCGGTTGATTCTCCGACTTTTTTTCCTCGTTCATATACAGTCCCATCTGAAGCGACAAATCGCTTCTTGAGATGCCAACCACGGGGAAATTTTTCTCCATTACTATCAAGATGTGCCTTAATAGTTTTTTGCTCCGGCGGAGGAACCATTCGTTGTACGCAGTCACTGCAAATAACTGATGATACATCTCCTAAAACCTCCATTTCTGCGCCTTGACATTTACTACACAACAACCATTGCTTACCAGTTTTCATTACTTGGCGAGCGTGTTTTTTTGACGTTGCTCTTCGCAGTTTCATAACCGTTTCCCCACTTTAGTATAAGTAGTAATTATTAACGAGAAGATTGTACAACTTTTAGTAACTCATCCAGAATTCTTTTTTCTTTTTCCAACTCAGTAATTTGTTCGTCCAATTTTCTTAGTTTAATGCTGATTTCTTCAATCCTTGCAGGAGCATGATCAGCAATCAACATTGGAATTGACATATTCAAACTTGGTTTTTTCCAATCACTGTCATATGGTCGATCAACTCGAGGGTTATCTGAATGATATACCGGATGTTCAACTATTTGTGGCCCGTCTGAACGTGTCGGATCAAATGAAACAATTGCAGCCATATAACCTTCCTTTTGAAATGGATATAAAAAACTTAGTAATGGTAATCATATTGAAAACACGAGTCAGGGATCAATATGTTCTTTACTCAACGGCGGTGCTCCGTTCGGACACCCTTTAAGATTCCGTTAACGCGAGAGCAGTCTACGTACTGTTTACAGTAAAGCAAATATTAGTATAAAGCTCCAACCGCGTGATTACCATTAGCTAAGTTTTTACTACATGTATAAATATACACTATATATGAGTTTTTGTCAAGTCCTCACTTTTTACCCATAAACTCAGAGCCCCCAATCGGTTCTGCCCCGATGACTACAGCTTGGAAGGCTGTCGTGTTCCTGCTACACCATGAAGGCATTGCCCCTAGTCTGTAAAACCACGTTTTATTAACCCAGACGTTCACAAGGACTTTACTGGTTCTTGTGTGGAATTGAACTCTTTCTAGGGGCAACCCCGTTGTACTTTAAAAGCCTGTGGCGGGGCTATAGAAGTTCTATCCACATCACTTATATAAGTAGTAAGTATGCTGCACCTGCTGCAATGCCACAACCACCTATCATATTTCCATATCGATCTTTTACTAATCCATTTTCATATGAACCGACTTTATTACCATATCGGTCAAATACATCTATCCCAAATGAAGCTGGTCGTAAATGTCCAATCATATTTTTAAATCTATCGTACACCGCTTTGGTGTCAATATAACCCACTAAATTATGATATCGGTCAAATAATTCACTACCATTTGTTTTTGCGACCATATTACCATAACGGTCAAACACGTTAGTCATTGATAACTCCCCATTGGGTTGTATCAATAAATATCGTGTTTTTTCATGTTTGTTTAAAAATGGCGGGGGTGGGATTTGCACCCACGATCTTCACATTATGAGCGTGACGAGTTGCTACTTCTCTACCCCGCGTCGAAATAGCCCTAACGAGTATCGATCTCGTTTCTCGACCTTGAAAGGGTCGCATCCTAGCCAGTAGACGATAGGGCCGTGTATTATAACTATACTATTTAGCTCGAAGAGCGACCTCTCGGATTTGAACCGGACCTGTCGGCTGGAAGCCAACCGTGCTCATTAACACTAAGGCCGCAAGAGAAGGCTTGAGATTACAGCCTTTGTGATTCTCCTTTTGAGACATTATCAATGGGATTCCCATCCCACCGTTCTTCTCGTATCCACCTACTCATGTAGGTAAAGAATCATAGCGGCGTTTATTAAAGTCTCTGCGGTGAGACTGTCATGCTACGTTACTCAACCTTAATCCTACCACCGACCTTGCGAGCCGTTCACGGGAGCTACCCCGTTATGTGCGGATGCCGATTGAAGAATCATCGTCTTGGGGACAATAACCCTGCCAGATTCTTCCGAAGAAGTCTGGCGTTACGCTACTTCAAGAAACCTTTTCGCGTAGCACCGGAGGCGTCTTTCCTTTTTTTGAAATGTACAAGATCCAAATTCTTGTGGTAGTTTCAAGCTACCTAGCTGTTAACCTCCGTGAAGTGCGCCTCCAGTCGTTTCGATATCTTTTGAACATCGAAATGCGACACTCCACTGCTAAGTTTCCCTGTGAAGGTACTCCTTCGTATTTTGTGATTCTGGCTCCTCTTTGGAATCCGCTGGGAAACCAGATCCACTCATACTACCAATTAACACTCACGGTCCCCCGCTTGCACTAATTGATTACCACTTGTTCATACTCTGTCGTGTGTTGGTTTGAAAGGATCCCGGCACCACCCGTCAGTCTTTCCTTGCAAGTGTTCCCACGCCAGCCGAACTGAATCGTGGCACTTAAGCTAAGGTTCTTTCCCTTTCACACACTTCCAGCCTATTACCGGTTTCATCCGATACATTACCCTCGCGGGTAACTGAATGTGGCTTGTTTGGATTCTCCCAACTTACGTCAGGCGGGGCGGTGAGGTGCCAATCCCCCTTTATACGGGTTACCTCGTATTATGATTACGGACTCCAAACAGCCCGTTACTTCCTACCTCTCAAAGAACGATACTAAATATACTACAATATCGTTTATTTGTCAAGCCCCACATTTATAATTCCGAATTAACGAATCGGATTTACAAAAAGTACTCATAACGGAAATATTGTCACCATTTGCCCGAATCAGTCCTTATCCCCATTCGGCGCGAAGCACACCATCTTCGCGTTTCCGTTATGAATGTTTTTAATTAATTTCCAGTAGTGTCAATAGAAATGACAACCGAATCAGTACGTCCGGCAGACATTTCGGCACGTGGGTCAGAACCATCGCAAGTTTCAACTGCGGTTTCTGGATCACAACCACCGTTTTCGCCACCAGTGCCACCACCAGTGCCACCACCAGTCCCGCCACCAGTACCACCACCAGACGGTGTGGGTTTACATGCCAATACAAAAATTAATCCCAGCCACAATAACTTCTTCATATAGTGTAACTCCTATTAAGGTAAAATTATTTCTTCGTCGTCGGTACTATCGCCACCACCAGTTCCGCCACCAGTGCCACCACCAGTACCGCCGCCAGTACCACCCCCGCTACCACCCGGATTACCGGGATTTGAAAACATATCTTTAAAAAACATATTCCATATAATAAATATGGCAAATGCTGCTGCACCTATAATTACTACATAATCCATTGCGCTTTCCATATCATTTCCTCCAGTATGGATCCGAAGGGATTCGAACCCTTGTCCAGTCCATCTTACTCATAAAAGTATCTACGTGTGTATAGCGGTTTTATTATACATCGTTGTCTTTGAGAAAACCGCTCAACTCTTCGACTAACTATTCACTTACTCTGAGTTACGATGCGTGAACTTCTCGTATTCAGCCTCACTATCGGCCTCTATTTTAATCCGTGAGAAAAACTAAAAAGAGGTTGCTGACTTAAGCAGCAAGGGCAAATGTTTCGTTTGCTTTTATGTATTTTAATTCATTTTACGGGATTGAATTATTCCCGACACGCCACTTTTTATTTTTAAACGTCTGTCGATACCAAACGGACCCCTTTAGTTTTTACGTTCGCGGTCTACTAACGCAAATCCCCAAAAAATGACCAAGACAGTAACAGCAATGACAGCGATATCATTAATTGTATCAATTACTGAAATGTTCATCGAACTCCTTTACTTACGTCTAAGAATAAATGTCGTCGCAACCCAATATAAAAACCCCAAGATTACAGTCCCACATATAATTAGTAACACTATCCAAATAGGTATAAAAACTGTAGGCCATGACCATGTTGGTAAGTAGTTAGTAATTTTTAATAGTACCAACATCAATTGAACTAGTATTACTGTGGTTACTGGTCCTAACTCAAAAATAAGTTGTATTTTAATATTTTTGGATTCATCTTTATTCATTGTAACCGTCCAGATTTTAGTATATAACAATATACTACATCTACTTTCAATTGTCAAGAGATAAAAATACTTTATACTCTATAACGATATGTAGTATATGACACAGGTTTAAACCAACCGTCTTGACTTACATCCAAAATTTGTCTAAATGCCGCATCATATTGATGTGCCACTTTATACATGTCATATAATTGTGATGCTCTATAACGAACATAATTACGATTTATTACGGTGCCTTTTTCAATGGCCTCCAGTCCTACTAAAAAATCACCAAGCGTGTGACAATTATATCCTGTCATTCCATGTTCAATTGTTTCGGTGAAACATGCAAATCCAGAACCCAGTACTGGGGTACCACACAGTTGTGCTTCAACGGCGACTCCACCAAACGGTTCAATATAACGACTTCCTGCAAAAAATGCCAATGCGTTACCAAGAAACTCTGAACGTTCTAGTCCGTGTTTTGGTTCTTGATATTCAATGTTCGGAAGAACCAACCACGGAGTCGGATCACCCTGACCACACATAATAAATTTTAAGTCGGGTCTTCGACGAGCCATTTCTACAAAAATACTCAATCCCTTAGTATCAATCAAACGTCCCATAAAGGCTACATATCGTTTGGGAGTTTGATTGAATTCCCACTCACTCAAATCATAGTAATTTGGAATAACAAACCAATAATCACTTCCATAAAACTGGTTCTGTTTGCCAGCGGTATAGTGATACCATGCATAACTTTCAAAAATACGATATGGTTGATATGAATGTTCATATCCAATACCAGTTTCTACTTTTATAGCACCCTGAAAATGTCGTACCAATGCATCATCGTGTGCTTGTCCAAAAGGTAAACAAATAATATCCCCTGCTTCATAATGCTGTATTAGATGATATTCCAATCGTTTATTAAATTCAGTATACAACTCACTGTTGGGGCGAACGAAATCTTGAAAAAAGTTTTTCTTTGAAAGTAATTGACTCTCATCTCTGTCGGGATATAAACTCTTGGCCATTCTATGAAGAATATCCATCCACTCTGTATACGAAAGTAAATCCACTTGAGTATTGGCCCCGGAATCTGCTCCAGCCACACCATAATGAATCACTTCATATCCAACAGAACGTAACATTGGAGCAAACCGTTTAATTTTTCCGGTATATGCACAATGACTGTATTCGTTTGTAGTAATTGTATGTGGTAATCCAAATAAATGTAACTTCATAAAAGCTCCTTACAAAACTACCTATAAATATAAATAGAAATGGTGTGAACGTAAATTCACACCATTATCTATTCAGTCAGACTTTATGACTTAGGCTGTCCAAGCCGTAATCATTCTGCCCTTCGCAGCCGGTCGACTGGAAGGAACAGTATCGACTGGTTCAAAATCGGGTTCACGAAGAACCGAATTAATGAACGAAAGACGGGTACGAACCTGACCCGGAAGAACGTTCTCCCTAGTAAGATAGGTATGAACATCGTCGGCAGAAACATAGCCATTCGAACGACGGTTAGACAACGAACGAAGATACGTACGGATCTTGTTTGTCATCTGTGCGCGTTCCTTGTTCGTGAAACTACGTGGACGAGTGAAAGTGTTCTTTGAACGTGCCATAATATAACCTCTTTTGTTATCATTACCGGAATCCGTCCGGCGCGGTATGTGTATAAATGTATCACATTTGCTTGAATTTGTCAAGCCCCTCATTTAATAACTTTATACCAGTCAAATATAAAGCTATTTGTCGATCTCTATTTTCATAATGACGAGCGGCTGCACCAACAAAAATTAAACCGGTAATCATTGATATTTGAATTTCATACGCAACGTCTCTAAAAAATATTTTACAAAATTCATCTCTAATAAAATCCACATTGGGTGGAATAATTGGATATTGTAAATTCCAACCGTTTTTACCATCTCGTTGTAATGTGAATTCACCATGATTCAACAGATCATATAACCCGTCAACGGAATGCCACAGTTTAGCAATGTCATATCGTCGATCACCATAAATTCCAACTGCACCAAAACTTCCTCGTGGATCAATAAACCGCAATGTGCCAGACGTACCACGTAAAATGTTACTGAAGCAAAAATCTCCGTGTATTATACCCCAATAACGTTCACTATTATCTAGTAATTGTAATTTAACATAATCAACAATAGAATCCCACAGAGTATCAAGATGCTGATATGTTACACCATTTAAAGTTACAGTTGAAGAATCAAACAATTCCGAATCTTGGGTTCGTTTAAATTCGTCATAATAATACTGTGTTTTTCCCAAGTACATGTCCTCACAAAACTTTTTACTACCCTTTAGTGATGGAGACATATATCCGCTATTTTCAAATTCTTTTAGTATACTACGCAACGAAGTAAAAATTTCTGTCCACTGATATATGTCTTTTCTGTCGGTATATAAATGTAATCGTTCGTGGATGTTTTTAATGTAAAAATTTCCCAGATCATCATAATTGTACCATTCGAATACCAATTTACTTCCATGAAACGGAGGACGGACACTGCGTAATTCATAATCAATAACACGGGGAAAATAAATACTAAATGGAGTCTTTTGTATTTCCAGATAATATTCTATTTCATCCAGCATCTTTTGATTGTCACTGAACTTTACAGCGACTCCTTTTTGATAATCAATCTGCCACTTATTAAAAACTCTTGTAAATAATGTCATATTCTATTATGTCTGGTGTTATCTAGGAAAAACAATTCTTTGGCCTTCCAGTCCATTATATCATCGCGTACAATAGAGTGGGGATTTCCATTATATGCGCCGGGAGGAAATGGATTGTTTACATCAACATATACTAAATTTTCGCCAATTAAATTGTGCTTGCGTAAATTTGCCTGTAATAAATCTTCTCCTATAATAGATGCTCCACCATTGTAATATTCGTCAATGTACAGATGAGTGGCACTATATTTGTCCATTACTGTAGATGTTCCGTATGCGAATTCAGGATTACAAAAATCATGAGCTTCGTTCATTCTGTCTGACGGTACATAAACTTTTCCTTCCACAACGTCATTAACTGGAATAATAAAATTAATGGCATAATCATATCTAGAACGTATTACCACATCATATTTTCTGCCGTTTTCTTCTTCTGCGACCTTTTTTAATTGGTTCGCTGTATACAACGAATAATGATATGCAAGTGTAAAATGAGCAGGATACCATTCCGGCATTGTTACTCGTGTATATTTGTGTCCAACCGTAGAGTCCCATTCTTGGTCTGCTACAATAGCTCTAGGATGATAGTTGTTTATTATAAATGAAAAATGTTGGGTTGCCAGTTTTGGATTCGGATGTGTCCACATATGACAGAACACATCCACATCGTACTGACTCAACAGATTACGTTCTACGTATTCAAATGCCCGCAATCCTCTAGGTTGGCCAGAAAGACAGAGAGCTATTTTCATGCAGCTGTTGAAGGATAGAACGTATGAATAGGCCGACCGTACCCTGTACTATCAAGTAAATGTACTTGAACTGAAAGTACATTAGCAATTTTTTGCAATGTGTCCACATCCAAGTTAGGTCCATCCATATCGCCATACCAGATTTTTCCAAAGGCATCTGTCGCCACTGCCAAATTTTTAATACCGTTCTCAACAATCCTTCCGTTGGGACCTAAAAGACTTTCACACATTAATACCGCCGGCTTAACATCATCGTTTTGATAGAACATTTATTGCTCCTTGTTGATTTCATCAAAGTAGTCGTTATATCTGAAGACATAACAACGGTGACATAAAGTGGGAACATCAGGAAATATCTTTCTACGATATCCGGAATTCCCACACTGCTGGCAATATTCCGCCGCCCGGCGTTGATAATACCATTCTAAAATATTGCCCAGATTATTACGAATACAATCGTCCGTTTCCAGAAACTTTATTTCCAGAAGTCCATGTTTGTTTATATCTATTTTATCTAATTTTAAAAGTGAGAGTTCTGCGATTGGTTTTAATTCTGTTTCTATAAAACTCCAACCGGGAAACTGTTCAGAAATAGATTTATATAACATTTTAGTTTTTTCTTTTCTTTTTGCTTACTTTTTCTTTTATAATAGAAATTTCAGTAGGCAAGACGAATATCCCTTTTTTAACTAAGATATAAAGGATTTACGTTAAGAGTATTTGCGCGCAATCTAGTTTAGTTATAAGTAGTGAGGATTAATCCTCAAACGGTCGACGAGCCATTTCCCGAAACATCTTATCAGCTTCGGATGGTATTCTATCGTCAACTTCTGATGAATATACAGTATTATTCTTAATTTTTAGTCCTGCTTTTTTTAAAGCTTTTCTAGCCAAACGTTCCACATCTTTAACTGACATTTCTGCCAGTGTTTTATTTTTCTTATTGCGATTTTTCGTCGTCATCAAAATCTCCATCCGGGTCATTGTGTTCTTCAAATAACCTACGTAGTTCTTCTAGTTGTTCTTTACTAATTCCCTTGAACATGGGATCATTGTTAATTTTACGTAAAAAATCTTCCAGTGAAGTCGCCATAACAATTCCACCGGGGGTTCTAATAGCTCTAGCAGTACTTTCTGACATATATGGTTCGGTCATTACACTCATTTGCATGTGCTGTAATATACTTTCCATCTTAAAAACTTTTTCGTAGGTATATCGTAATATACTCAGTTGTTCCATCACTTTATGAAAGTAGTTAAGAATAAAAAGTAATAGAGCAAAATTTAATACTACGAAAATAACATTAAAAACTGTCAGTCCAACTAAAAATATAGTATTCATAATAACCTTCTATAATTTACACTTTAAATATAACGACTTCATGTACGTTTGTCAACCTATTCCAAATCCAAATTGATTTTTGAATTGTTCCGGCTTTAAAATAGGTTCATATTCTTGTAGTACACAATTATATCTAAACCATAGTTGTTTTGATTGTCTTTCAATATTGGGACGGACTTCATTGAGTAGTGATTCTTCAATAACCGCATACAAGTATAAACCACCATCAGATAAATCACCAATGTTATTACGAACTGTAAAAGCTGCTGCTTGTAGTGTTGAAAAGATGGCCGGGGTTCTACGAACTCCTAAGATGTTTTTTCTGTCGTTGATATCAATTACAGTTATAGTATAAACAATCATTCTTGTGAAATTTCTCCAGATAATAATCTTGGTGATGCTTGAGGAGAAGTTAACCGTAATGCTAATTCCTTATAATCTTGTAGTTCCGACTTAGTATCTTCTAGGTCTTGCTTTAATTGCAAAATTTTAAGTTGATGTTCCGAATTTAATTGTACTTCCTTCCAGAATTTCGAACGCCATTCGTCGGCATCATCTCGTTCTGAATCTAAGTCATCGTTAATTTCTTTTAATTGTGTGTGCAATGAATTAACTTCCTCACGTAATGCTTTTCGCATTTCTAATGATTCATTTAATTCTTGTACATCCTTGTTTAAGAATTTTTCTAAAATTTTGCCTAAGCCAACTGCAGAAACAGCTAAAATTGTCACCCACAGTTGTTCTTGACTTGCCAAAATGTTAACGAGGGAATCCATAGTAGTAATCTCTAATTCGCGGTAAACACATGGGTATTTTATCTAGATGTGTGTTTAACTGTTCCCATTTTGTTTACTGCGACATCGGTAATGTAAAAAACCAACATACCAAATATAGTGATTACTATGTTATGCGCAATACTATCGCCGTGTATAGTAAGTCCACAAAATAAACCCATTCCAAACATTGCTACACAAAAATGTTTTCGTGCTCGTTGTGATGAATTTTGCATAAAATATCTCTATTAAAAACGGCCATATATTGTGTGTATAAATAGAGATATAATTAAGATTACGATTACTTTAGATGCTTTAACATATATTCCGTACACATGGATTTGTCTCGCATAACAATCAGTGTGTCGCGTGCCGAACGAGCAATACTTAATAAAGACGGGCAGGTTACTTCCTGTTCCGCTTTGTATGCAAGTTTCTTTTCTTTCATCTGTTTCGGAATCCAGTAGATTCCAAGAGCACCGAGTAGTAGAAGTGGACCGATTACCTGAAATAAAAACTGAAACGAGGAATATATTTTAGAATTTTTCAACTCCATTTTAACCCCCACGGTTATAGTTCAATTACCTGATGACGGTACGGTCCGGTACTCAAATACCGGATTCTAACTCTGACCGTATCTTCTATTAGATCTATAAAACGACGAATAGACATAGGTATGTGTTGATACGTAGTAATATTACCCATATTAATATCAGACCATCCATCCAACGTAACATACACCGGTTCAATTTTGCTGAGATAGTCAGTAAATGTCATTTTGTGAGTTTTATCAATGCCGGAATAATTGACACACACAGGGATTTGTTCAAAAATACTTAAAGAATCAAGTTTTGTGAGCGCCAATTGATGAATACCACCCTGAACACACATTCTAGATAATAGCGGTAAATCTAACCATCCCAATCGTCTAGGTCTGCCAGTTGTTGATCCAAATTCACCAGCATGTGTACGTAATGCTGTAGAATCGGTGTCTACCATTTCAGTAGGAAATGGACCGGTACCTACTCTTGAAGTAAATGCTTTGCAAACACCAAGAACTCGTCTTAGTGAATGCGGTGTTATACCACTACCAATGGGTGCATATGAAGGAAATGCATTACTACTGGTAACATATGGATATGTACCGTTATCTATGTCAAGTAGCAATCCCTGCGCCCCTTCAAACAATATCTTTTCGCCACTCATATATGCGGCGGTGAGAAGATAGAACGTATCGGCAATATACGGATCAAGACGTTCTAGATATTTTTTCCACTTGGAAAGATTGCGTTTTCCTTTAATGCTCAATACGGTAGTTAAATCTGAATCGGAGAGCGTATATAAATCACCTAATAGAAGGCCGGTGCGCGCAATTTTATCTGCGTATGCTGGTCCAATTCCTCGTCCAGTACTACCAAGTCGTACTTTGTTTTCTTCATCGTTTTCCAGATGAGATGGTAACACTACATGTGAATGTGAACTAATAAATAAGCGATTTTCAAATGAAATTCCCGTAGATTCCAATTCATCAATTTCTTCAATGAGTCGGGGAATATCAATAACCATTCCATTACCTAACACCAATTTGGTTGTTGGATTTAAAATACCGGACGGTAGATGATGAACCACATATTTAAATTCTTGTACTTCTGAATCTTCTGAAGTTACGTATTTGATGGTGTGACCAGCATTGGCTCCACCGTTGAATCGTACTACCCAGTTCCACTCCTGACGTCGAGTGACGAGCCAATCGATGATTTTACCTTTACCTTCATCTCCCCACTGTGCGCCAACTACAGCGAGAGTTTGATTATAATCGGAAATTGACATATAAAATAACCTAGTTTTATTAGTTAAAAATTAATAAACATTAGTATTTGACTAACGCTTTTTGTTCTTTTTACGATTCTTTCGTTTTTTAGAACCTATTTTTCGTCGTCCTCTTCTCTTTTTTGGAAATCCCATGCAATTACCTCGCTTTTTCCAGTCTCTCTGTTCATTCGTTCTTTTCTCCAATGGAGATAATTAAACCAATCATACGTTTTATCATCATTCAATAATTCATCATTTGATGATCCTATTCCATAACGTATGAATAAATCTAATTTGATTTTTGTAAAATTCAAGTCCTCTCGAATTTCTTTTATAAGTTGATAAGAAGTTAAACGACGATTATTGTTACCCACAACACTCCTTGATACAATTTATATTATCTAAGTAGTGTTGTGGGTGCATTACCAGTCATTGTACGGGACACGCAATCAGATTCCACCCGAGATACAGATTCAGTTGGTATAATAGATATTGTAACCTTTACATGATCATCTGTTTCTGGGTTGTCGTTGTAAAACTTTTCGTAGTGATCTCCCATCATTCTTACCAAGTTTATAGCACTTGTTAAATTCGGTACAACTCGTGTAAGTGCCTTATGATGGGATGGCGTGTCGGCATGATCATGGTGTACGGAAACTCTATATACGTTTGTTATGATGGATCACCCCCTATAATTTTAATTCAAGTATTTCGTTTTCTGCTAATACTCGACAATTATTCCATTGTACAATCTGATGCATATGACCACAATAAAGATTGGGGCATCCTAATTCTTTCCATAAAAAATTAATCTGATCGGCAGATACATCATCCCACACTGACAATCCCCAGTTTTCTAAAACTAATGGTGGAAATGCTCTTTGTAGCATTATTGCTGGAGGAACGTGTGTTACCAACACATCAATTTTTTGATTGAGAAGTGGATCAAGATCAGTACGTTGTACTCGTTCTTCATGAAACCAATCTTCACCAAGTGTTCTCCATTTGTAATCAATGGAGTCTCCCCCACCCATAAATCCAAACGTTTTGTTTTCAAGATTCATGACTGTACCACGGGGGATATAAAAAAGATTGGTATGAACTTGAATTGGTTCTTTTTTCCCTTCATTAGAATCAGTCCAGTTTTTAATAGTAGGAGAATGTTCATGATTTCCATCAATGAAATAAACTGGCCACGGTAAATTTGTCGGCCAAGTCTGCTCCCATCCCGGCCAAATACCAAAATCACCCACTTGAATTACCGTGATTTGTTCACCGTTGATTTCTGACGATGGTAAAAGTGCAGCCAGTCGGTCAAATACCCCGAATCGACCATGAACGTCACCAATTAAAATAATCATATTATCAATCCTTCTAAATCATTGTTAAATATAATACATTATGATACTTTTGTCAATGGGGATTCTAATGAAGGTAGTATATCATATTGATATCCATGTACAAAATCAGTTCCATTGAATTCCCTACCAAATTCTTCTTTTACTAAACTTGTCCAATTTTTATCGGTTGAGTGTGCCCAAGTAGCAACTTTTTTTAGCATTTCCTTTTCAGTTCGTACCCACGAATAATGATGACATAAAATTTTATTATCGTACGTTTCTTCTTCACGAACCCGTAAACCACTATAACCTCTATATGCCCATCGTTCCTGAGGGTGAAAAATTAAATCATGAATACACGAACGCTCACTTCGAAGTGTTGCTGCCATTTCTGTACGTTTCGCTCTATATGTTGGTTCTCTAAAATACCAATAGCATTTGAATGCTATTACATCCATCCCATCATATGATTTACTATCAAAGTACTGTCGTGTTAGATCACCATCCATAATTTCATCGGCATCCAGAAACAAAATATATGGAGTTGTACTTTTTTCATATCCAATCCATCTAGAAAGGTTGTGGTGGTATTTTGCAGTTTCATTTTCATTCCATGTGTATTGTAAAAATTTGATTGATGGTGATAAAGTTTGTAATTGATATGTTTGTTGTAAAATATCATCATTTTCTGGTTCACCATTGAACAAATGGTCGCATACGGGAATAATAATATTATTCGAAAATTTTAAGCATTCACGAATATTAGTTTCAATGAATCGAAAATCTATGGAGCAGTAATTAATAACGATATCTATCATATTAGTGATATCACTTCGTTGGCTTTAATTCTATCTGGTACAATCATTTGTTTTTTAATATTTTCATATTCAATCTGATCGCCGGAGAAATCAATATACAATGGGTGGTGTGGGCCTAAATTACGAACGAAATTCACCGAGTATGAAAAGTACTTATTAAAAGAAACTCCGTGAATCATATAATGTGGATATGGAATGGTATCCAATAACCAATTATCTCCACAGTAAACTTTTAGTTGTTCTGGAATAGGATTATAAACTTTTTTATGTACAAAAAATCCACTTGCCCAACCCAACGTTCTATTTTCCGGCCAATTTGCGGGAACAAGTCGTATTGGCATGTCATTAGACGAACTATTTGTGTTAGATAGTATTAGTCCTCGGGTTTCTGTTATATGGGGTTCAATATATTTACATATAGAAAAATCAAAAGCAAAATCATCACTCAGAAAAAACAATTTGTCAAAGGATGCCATCTTCGCCCCGATATTCCACGCTGGATTACAACCAATGTTTTTTTCTGGAACCACCAATACCAATTTTGGATGATTTGGAATGGATGAATTCTCATAGTTTCTGTTATTGTTAATGAGTATAATTTCACCTATAGAAGATTCTAATATTAACTGATTGATAATGTGATGCACCGCATCTGGATGTAACCATATAGTAGGAATAATTACACTAATCATAGTTGTACATCACGAACTGCAGCGTACCCGCTATTATTCTTTTTCCATTTAATCATGTCAATACCGTGAAAATACTCTCGTATTCGTTTTGTATCATATATTGATTGGTTTGGCACTTGTATTGCATTATCCGATTGAAAAAATGAAAATGGTTCTAAATGTAGAAATGAATTTTCATTTTTAATACACCATCGTTTACGTTCTAATACGTCATGGATAGTATCTAATGATCGAAGTTTGTCAAAAAAGAAATTTTGATGTGTATCAAAAATCCGCTGACGTAACATTCCAATACTGTTACTATGTGTCGGGGTTAATTTAATAATACCACAGTTGGTGTCCGATATTGCGGCGAAAGTTTTTAATACGGTTTGCGTCCGAAGTCCGAACTCTACGGTATCGTGTAATAAAAACCACCAATCTGATTTTAAGTTACGTTCAATAATAAGTTTTGGGTTAATCCATTCAAAATAACTTAATCCCACATTATAGTGATAATTGATCCCATCAACAATTTCGTCGGAATTTTTAGTGCTACTGTTGACAAACACATGAATTTGCTCTGATGAAATATCATTTAATCGTAAACTATTAATTACGACAGGAATGGTTGTTTCTTTATAAGTTTCTACTGTGGCAATAGCAAACGAGATGTTTGATAGTGACATACTATTTTCCTAATAAAAGATCTCTAATTTGTGTACTGGATATTCCAGTATAATATGGTATATAAAGTAAAGTTATATTAAGTGAATCCAACCATTTTTGGGTGAATTGCATCTGTGTGTAATAATCACGGACAGCCCAATCAGTTCCGATGGCGATAAAATTTGGCATTACTTTTAGAATGGTGGGTTTTGAATCCTCGTCCGTTTCATTACATATTACTTGATCAACATATTTACATGCCTCTAGTACCCTTTTTCGTTCTTCGTAGGGAATAATTTGTACTTCTTTGGTTCGTAGCACGAAATCGTTGGTATTAAGTGCTACTATAACCTTACCGCTATCTCCAACAATTTTTTTACAATGATAGAGAAAATTTGCATGACCAGCATGAAATAAATCAAATGTGCCCCCAGTATATAATATCATAACTTTCCTTTCTATGATAGTGAAACTAAGTGAAACTAGTAGCCGGAATTCTGTTTTAAACTATCATCTGTCTTATGGCCGCGACCCAGACTCAACGAATGAACCTTATCTCGTCTTGTTTGCGTTGCACTCCCCCTTGCGGTATCTCGTGGTATTATCGAGGGAATTCTCTCCCACGGGGTTCGGGAGTGTTCCGAGCTTCCTCACCGTAGTGCGATAGTTCAGTTTCAATTTATTTAGTAAATTCATCTTTAACTAGAACAGTCAATCCAGCACAATACTCAACTTTTTCAAGTACATCCCAATTTGGATTGTCTCTGAGAAATTCTTTAATGGCGAACCACAATCCGAAACTATTCAATTCTCCACCCATTCCCCACGAATCTATAGAAGTGTCATGAAATACTAAATATTTTCGTACTTTATCTGCATGAAGTGCTAATTCTTGTTTTAATTGATCATACGTGTGTAGTGTATCAATAAATAACATATCTGTTGGTTCAATAGTGATACGTAATGTATCTTCTTGCCGAAAAATAAACGTAACACCAGCTTCGGTCGCGGCATCGATGGCTTGTTGTAAATTACCTCCGGTTGCGTCTGGATGAATATGATCATACGAAATAACAGTATGCGGTCTTGCTGCCAAAAGTGCATATGTAGATACCAATGACCTTACACCAAATTCCGTTACATGTGAACATTTTGATGCGTATTTGTATAATAATGGAAGTAATTCGTATATGTCACCCGGTTCTACACATCGTTGGTTGTATATATCATCTACAAGCATAACATTACCTTTCATAAATGTAAAATGCATCCGGAGGGACTCGAACCCCCACGCTCAGTTGAGCAACAGATTTTGAGTCTGTCCTGTCTACCGGTTCCATGCACGGATGCATACCACGTATTATTCTTTAATTGGTTCTTTTGCAAATGCGATCCAATCCGAATTATGATTCCACGGTTCAAGATTATGATCTGGCTCTCTAAGTAAAAAACTAGGGTGGACATATTTCACATTCGTCTGTGGTGATAATAGTTGCCGACCATTTGTTTTCGGGACACGATGCACTTGCTAATTGCGTTTTTAGTTTCATGAAACATCCGCATTTAGAACAACGACCTCGTTGAAAAAATACACATGATTGACAGACATTCCATCGTTGTTGTTGTATTGCCGAATCCACTTTAATATATTTATTGGATAGGCGAAATTTAACTGCAATCCACATCTCTTCAACAAACGACAAAACTTGTTTATAAAATGGTGGCATATTAATTTTCTACGTGTTTTTTTAATTGCGTGTAATAATCTGGTCGTTCTCGAAGATGAGCCAATGCTATTTTAGCAGTTTTAATTGGATCACCACCTGTTATGTCTTTGTGCTCCATTTCAACTCGCATTCCTTCTGCAAAATCTTCAAATGAAAACTCCAATTTAGAAAAATCTAATCCAAGAGTTTTGGCAGTCTCCCGTGCTACAGAAGTTGTTATTTCTCTATCTGTGACTTCCATTACCATACGAGCAACTTCTTCTCTAACATAATCTCTGAATAAAAACATGGTGTTTCTCCATTAAAAAAATAGCAGTGTGCCGAATCGAACGGCCTAAAAACGGTTATGAGTCGTTTTGAGACTTACCTGCCTCCCCACTGCCATATAATTAGTCCCATAAGCTTTGATAATATTTAGCGAATAAATCAAGTCCTTCTTGAATTCGTTCGTAGTGTTTTGTAAGTCCATCGGTGTCAATTTTAAACGTATCTTTTGGGCTTTTAACCATCCTAAAAAACGTAGCTTCTTCTTTGGGTACAACGTTACCGGCTCCATCGGTAGGAATTAATTCGTCCTCCCAAACAAGATCACCACTATAATACTGATCCTCTTCAGACGTATCAAATTGTTGTTTGAAAGACCAAATCATTTTGTCAAGAATCGTATTCCATTCCTCATTACAATTACAGTCTTGATTAATTACGCATGGAGCATCCTTATGCATCTTTTGTATACACGGATGACCGTTTTTAATTTCTTTTAGTTTAATTAACATGGGATGAATAATCATCGCAAGTGTTGTATCCATGTTCCACACATCGTAATCATCAATATTAATTCGAATATCTCGTTCAAATGGTTCGGTAGGACGCCATTCGTTGTGTGATTCATTATCATCACGAAACGGACCAATATAAACTCTCATTAGAAACTCCTTTAAAGATTTAAAATACGCTTGGAGGGATTCGAACCCCCGGCACCCACGTTCGTAGCGTGGTACTCTGTCCAACTGAGTTACAAGCGTATGTACGGAAACGGTGGGACTCGAACCCACAATGCTTAATAATAAGCAATACTTGATTTCGAATCAAGCTCTTCATCCAGCCAGATCATTTCCTTCGTATAAAGATTAAAAAACGGTGGGTGAATTTACCCACCCACCGTTCAATTTGTACTACGGCTTAATTGGCCGACATTCTTTGGGTTGCTGACCCGGCGGCTTCGTTGGGTCACACGGAGGAGTTGGTAAATAGACCGTATCGGTCTTGGTTACAAACACCGTATCCCACTTAATAACATCCTTGAATACAGTATCTACTCTAAACTTAACTACCGTATCAACTTTGACAATAGTATCTGTCACAGTCTTTGTTACTGTATCTACGCGGGTAACAACAAGCGTATCCCACTTAACTACAATCTTTTCAACTGTATCCACAACAGTCTTGATTATCGTATCGTGTACAATCTTCTCAACTTGAACCGTGTCATGTACGAAAATTGTATCGTATACAAAAACGGTATCATGTTTGATAAGTACTGGCACCTGCAACGTGTCTCGAGCCGGTGGCCCAACAACCGTTACATCATCACCACATGCCGCTGTAAACAACAGCACAGCGGTGAAAAGAAGTGCAAAGTTTCTTAAAAATTTCATATTATTTTACCTTTCGTTTTGTTTAGTTAAGCACGGAACCGACAGGGCTCGAACCTGTAATCCGACCTTTCAATCGGAAGGCTCACGGAAAGTAAGCGATTCGAACGCTTATTACAATTTTACTTGTAAGCTGGTTTAGCAAACCAGTGCTGCCCACCATCTCAGCCGACTTTCCAATTCATTAACTGCTGGTTTTGTCCAATTCACCCACGGTTCCATTAAGATACATATTTGATATTTTCATTATCAACTTGTTTAAAATTTTTTAGTTCTATCGTCTTATGAATAGTAGACGTTTCAAACACTTCAATTTTATCTATTGAAGGAACGTTGAGTATCGAACTTACAAAATCACCCATATCTTCTTGGTTGTCAAATACTTGTAAATCGGGCTGATCAGTTGATTCATTTTCAAAAAACATTCGTACGATATAAAATTTCATGTAAGTATTCTCCAGCTTTCAGTAAAACAGTTCTATACAAACCAACACATCATCGGAAGTGGAATATTGAAGTTCTATGTTTCCATAATTTTGCAATGTAGATCTGTCAGGTGGAACCCTACGAGCGTTATTGTTGTCGACCATAGTCAATGTAAATGTTCTATGACGAAGTACATTGTAACAGGTTTCTAGTAGTGCGATAATATTTGCACGAATTACATCTTCAATTATAAGAAGCCCGTTTTGTATTAATTTGTGATAGTTAGTAACAACAAACTGTTGATCACGAAGTTCGTGTGATCCATCATCAATAATAATATTAAATGGTTTATAAGCGTCTGCGAGATATGTTACTGTGTTGGTTTCATATGAATTTTTTTGTATAAAGAACGTTCTACTTGGAAGTGATGGTGTGTGATCTGGAAAATTTCCATACACATCTGTACCAAGCGGATTTCTGTCCATTCCAACGATGTTCATATGCTCAAAGTATTTTTGCCACAACAATAAACTGCCGCCTCGAGCGACACCCAATTCCAGCAAGTATCCGGTTTGATACTTGCGCGGTAAAAACCATTTATCATATTCAGTTAGATATTGGTGGTGAACTTGTTTGTCCGTATCAAATTGATAGTGATTTTGTAATTCTATCAAAGTATTCATAATATATCTCCGATGGGTAATGCAGGGATCGAACCTGCGATCTTTACCATGTCACGGTAACGTGTTTGACCACTACACCAATTACCCATGTACCCGGTGGGACTTGAACCCACACGTTCAATGAACACTGAATTTTAAGTCCAGCCTGTCTGCCTATTCCATGCACGGGTACATTTAACTACTATTTTGTAACTACTTCATATAACTGCTGAAATTCCTCAAAATCTTCGACTTCTTCCTGAAGATTCTGCTTGTGAAATGTTTTAGCAAGACGATTTAGTGTTTTTACTTTATAATCAAATTCCTCGCGTAATTCTTTTTTTGTTGATTTGATAAAGTCTCTCTCACCCTCCTGCCGTGTCATGGCAGCACTGATTTCCTTCAACGCAGAAAGAAGTTTTTGTTTTTCTGTGGGTGTCAATGTTTTCATAACCTGTTTCTCCTTTAAAAATAAACGAGGGAAATACTGTTAACTAATAATATAATCGTGTTGACTGTAAAAGTCAACCAGTGATTGTTTTTAATAGTTTATATTCAATGAAATTACTTTCCACAATTTTAATATCGTTTTTTTGCAAATGGCGCTCTAATGCTTTCTCTGGATGTAAATTGTAATTAGTTTGATTAACCGAAGTATCTAAAATCGTGGTATATAAATTGGAATAAATATCCATTGTTATTGGTGTTCCCAACGCGATTTGATCATTTATTGGAAATTTTTGGACATTTGGTATAATAACCGTTTTTTCTTCGGGTATGGTAATTTCAACCGATTTTAATAACTCGGTGTCTGGCCGTATTCGTAGTACAGCATCGTATACAATATTGGTTTCCTTCATATGAGATAATACTAAATTTTTGGACATGTACGATGAATACCATCCACTTATTGTGTTTTTAGCATTATACCGTTGTGTTGTATTATCAAATTTGTCTGCTAACGCATATATTCCGTGACGTTTTTCTTTGTATGATTCAAACGTATGTCTGGTGGGATGTAAACTGTCTATTATATGTTGTAATTCATCACTGGAAAATTCCGGTTGATCAACATTTGTCACGGTTTGCCAACCAGTACTACTATCCTTTAAGGTCCAAAAATGAAAAAATATATCACAGTCATATTGAGAATGAAGATACTGACGGTGTGATTCAATTGTATGTAAAAGTGTTCGTACTAATCCATAATAATATACTGCAAGTTTCATAATACAATTTAATTTAACTGTTCCACAATGCCCCAAGAGGGATTCGAACCCCCACAAGCAGTTCCGAAGACTGCTGTGCTCTCCGTTACACCATCAGGGCGTATTTCTATTTACATTTGGATCACCAACAATCATGATCTTTGTACACCCTTTACTTCGGGCGTATTCCACCATATTTTTCGTCCCCTTGCTTTCAGTAATGTTAGAATGAAAAGCAAATATGGCTTCGGGGTGAAATTCATCAAACATCTTTCGATTCCGAAAGACACCTGCGGCCCGGCCGAACTTGTTCCATTCTGCAGGGACTTCTGTGACGGTCATTCCCAATTCTTTTGCCACTCGTCCCGCTATTGCATCTGCACCCCGAGCGGCACCGTGTACCACATGTATATTTTTGGGATGTTTAAACTTTCCTAATGTTTCCCGAATAACCCGTTCGTTCGTCCAATTTCTGTCACCACAAACAAGTATAGTTATCATGTTCCAAATCTCGCGTTATAATATTTTCGATACCACTGCCACGGCCAGCATACCGACACTCCATCACCTATAATAAATCCGTTTTTGTTTGGTACAAGAAACCGCAATTCAAATAACACCATTCTGAAATCTGGAAGCCATTTTCGTGTCAATTCACATGTCTGTACGGAATATACTTTTCTACCGGGAATTAATCCCCAATACCATTTAAATTTATATGGCCGATGTTTATATGCGTATTTAAATTCTTCAAATGTCATTGATTTTGATTTTTCAAATACAAACATAGTTTTCACAGTCTCCTTTCAACACCCCTAGAGGGATTCGAACCCCCATATACGCTTTAGAAGAGCGTTGTCCTATCCATTGAACGATAAGGGTATTAAAACGGGTGGTGGGTGCTGCCCCCACGACCTCTACTTTGGCAAAGTAGCGTTCTGCTGCTGAACTACACCCGCATATTGGGACGGAAGGATTCGAACCTTCACAACGGGGTCCAAAGCCCCGGGGTCTGCCGTTAACCTACATCCCATCGTATTCATAAATATAATCTATTATAACAGAATTGTCAAGTTATAAAAAAATCAGCGGCTATTGGTGATTGTATATCGTGTGATGAAAAACAAACTGTGGTGTCGGCATTTTTCAGATTTTTTGTCACATCTTGATTGGCTTGTCGTTTAGATGACAGAATAGAAAATATTTTACCTGAAAAATATTGGGAGTCCTCGTGAATTCGTCGTACATCATTAATCATTTTCATTTTACCAATGTTGTGTACGTTCCAGCAACTCCAACCTGTATTTGTTAATTTGGCAAGTGATAACTGAATCAACGGAACTAAAAATTGTGTAACCCACACGGAATACGTATTACATCCAACAATTGATTGGTTCTCATCGTGTGAATAAACTTCCAAATCAAAGTATGGTGGAGATGTTAGAATTACATCAACCGGTGCAATATCATAGTTGTTCATGTTTAATGCACTATCCATGTATACCGTGGCACGGTCTTCAATATTGAGAAACTGAATAAGCCGTTGCAAATTTGCATATGTTGCGGGATTTGGTTCAAATCCGACATATGACGCCCCCGCCGCCACAGAACCCAATAGTCGACCACCCCATCCGGCGCATGGATCTAATACACGAGTTCCACGAACATTAGCAACAACCATTTTTGCCATCTGCGGTCGATACATCGTGGATTTTGGTAATCCAAAATTAAAATAGATTCCCCGCTTAATTTCCGACAAATAGGGAGTGGAGTGAGATTTGCGATTCCACCGAAGTACCTTCTCCAAATTTTTTGCTGTCCACAAGGATGTAAACGAATTTCCTTTTTTATCTTCAATTTCATAAAAATTGGGAAAGAAATGCTCACACAATTTCATGCCAATTCGTTCAACGGATGAAATGGAATCTACCATCGGATACCAATGGAGTAATTTTCCCCAATCGGTTTTTAATTCAACATCGGAATACTGCGGGTAATATGAAACTGACTCTTTTAGTTCAATAGCCAATTGCGGCAAAAGAGTTTCAAACTCTTCGTCAGTTAAATTACGTAAACTATTTCGTATATTCAAAAAATTTTGAATCATCAACAATAACCTTTTTAATGATAATGGTTGGGGAGTGATTCGAACACTCTAGATCCGAAGATGCAAGTTTTACAGACTTGTGCAACCCTCCTACTTTGCCGCCCAACCATGACTGGGTGGGGATTTTACGGCGAACCCCCATTAAATCTTACCGGCTGCGGTACCACAGCATCATAACTGTACAATTATGATTTTTTAAGATGCCACAACGGAAACGAGAGGGATCGAACCTCCAACCCTGTTACGGGCGATGCATTTCCAATGCACTTCCTAACCATTTGGATCGTTTCCAAATTCTTTGTTCATTTCTTCTAATTTCTTGTAATACTCTGCGTTATGAATCTTGTCCCATGCTTCGAATTCAGGACATTCATGATTGCGTATATCGCTAACCCACGTATTACATGCCTGACACAACAGTTTACCATCCAATGCTTTGTCAATCCGAAACGGTAATATTCTAGGATTAGAATCAACAGTGTAGTATGTCATCTGGCTTTGTACCCCTCCATTAGTAATTGGTATGCCGCAAGACCAATGAGTTTTTGTGACATACAGCGGAAGGTGAGGGAGTCGAACCCCCGTGTCCTTGCAGACCATCTGATTTCAAGTCAGCGCCAATTGGCCTCTCTGGCAACCTTCCAAAAGAATGTATTCTAGTCCGCTCGGATAGATTTGAACTACCGCATGTCGCTGTATCAGAGCGATGCCTTTACCGGACTTGGCTACGAGCGGATAATGGGTGATGAGGGATTCGAACCCCCGGCTCCCACGGTGTAAACGTGGTACTCTGTACCGCTGAGTTAATCACCCCAATGCCCCTCTACGGTACTGCCCCGTATTCTATCGGTTAAGAGCCGATTGCATCGCTATCTATGCTTGAGAGGCTTATATTACAATGAAATCACCGTTATCTTGTTTCTGATACGCCTCTTGTTCCATTGGAATATTAGATTTCTTGAAACCACCTTTAACTGCCTGCCACAAGTATGTAGGGAGGTACTTCCATCCCAATGCTCGAGCTTGTTGAATATGAACTGCTTCGTGTACAATTATAAATGGGTTACGATCTAATGCGGTATCAAAATCGTAACGAAGTCTTACGGTGTTTTGTGACAGGGTAATTCCACCAACACCAACTAATAATTTCAACCACCACACGTTATCAAGTACGTCAAACGTAAGAGGCACGGGGAACGCTGCTCCACCGACTTGCACTTTTTGTTTCATATAAATCTCCCAATGGAGTGTAATTGGTTTAACCAAACTAC